GAATCTTGAGCAACGCCTGTTCTAAATCTATCTGTTCCAGCTGGATCGTTGTCTCTATTAATCTCCCAATAATATTTGCCAGAAGAAACAAACATAGTGCCTAGTCCAGTATCAAACTGACTGGAACTCACGGCGCCACCCGTTGCTTTTAAAGCGCCTTCAGTTAATGTGTGTCCAGCATTTCTACCATGATCCCAAGTACAAAAGTTTTTAGAAGGTGTATCTGTAAATCGATCTGTGGTTGCCCAAGCTGATCCACTATCATTTTGTTCTGCCCAGTGATTTCCGTTACCAGATGAATCTTTTCCTGCACCCGTTGTCAACCCAGAATTAAATGTTCCGTCAAATTCTAAGTACCAACCCTCATCACCAAACGTAAGACCAGATACATCTTTAGGCACCCAACGGTTTGTTGATGTATCTACTTGACCAAAGCTAGATGGGTCTAGCTGTTGATCTTCGACCATAACCATTTCAGCAAAATAAGCATCTGCTTCGCCAATTGCGCTGCTCATTTGCCGTCCAATGTTATGTTCTTGGTTATTATTAAAAAACGTATCATAATCATCAGTGCTTAACTGTGTACCAGTTGTAGTCTGCAGCACACCATTAATATAAATTTTTATCTTATTAGCAGCAGCCACTCCCGTTCTTGTATCAAAAGCAATAACAGCATGTGTCCAACCATCAGATGGTGCAAATGATCTATCTGTAGTTAAATTAGCAACAAAAGAAGAACCATTATAAAGAAGTATTCTCATCTGTTGATCAAGTGGTTTAAGTGATCCAGATGATCGAAAGGAAATTTCCGCCTGTTTCGCACCGGTGGTAGTTAAAACAGCATTTACATAGCTAGGATCACTCAAACCTGTAAGTTTAAACCAAAAACTCAAAGTAAAAGTTTTTTGATTGCCACCAGAACTTGGAGTAAATGATAAATATCTTCTATCATCATATTCAAACATTGCAGATTTATCTACAGTGTAAGTATCAGTGAACGGAACAAAGTCACCTACTCTTTGAACACCACCATTACCTTCGTATGTAGTAGCATCAAAGTAATCTATTCCTTGATATGTTGGTGCTGTTAGGTTTTTAGTGTTAAGTTCCTTAAAACCACTTGGTGCGCTGTAAACAAAATCACTACTATCGAAGCGAAGTGTCAACGTGTCTGATGAACCTCTGGCAGATACAGTTGGAAATGCTGTGCCGCTTCCGCTTAACGTGCCAGTTTCTCCAGACCCAGCAGCAGGATTTCCGGTATTTGCATAGACATTATTTGAAGCGAACCATATTTTTCTTGTAGCTGAATCATAAGCAACTCCAATAGTAGTGCCGGATACGGGTGCTCCGGTACTAAAAACAGTGCCGCTTGTTTCCGATCCGTCTTCATATAGTTTATTACTACCGCTTTCAGTATACACCGCAATTTGAGGTGTGATATCTTGAACCCAATCATCGTAACCATGATTGACTGATCCATCTCCCGCAATGCCAAACATAAGTGCATCGTTTGAACCACCAGTCAACAAATATTCCCAGTAATATTTTCCGGAATCATCTGGTATTCCAATGGTAGTTCTCATTGCAGCTTTGTCGTCTGCAGATGGTCCAGCAAAATCAAGATTGCCGCTTGTCGCAGTAGCGGTAGTCGTATCAATAATATTTAAAACTGGATATGATAAGCTAGGTGTGTGACTTGATTGATTAGCTGCTGCCATACTTGTAGCAGTAAAATCATTATTATTGCTGCTAATATCATTCCCAAGATTAGAGGCATCAGAAAAATCTAATAAATGCGAGTGACCACCAGCAGAATTAATTCTAGCTACTAAATCAGATGTTTTCTTTGGTATTACTTGAGAACCATTAGTTCCAAATGTAAAAGTATCTACATAATCAGATGGAACAGCAGCAGTACCTAATTCTAAAGCGCATTGAGCAAGGTATGAATTTGTTCTGCCAAACGTTCCCGCTGTATTTTTACAAGCACCCCAATAATAAGAAGCACCACCTGTGCCACTGCCTATAGGATTTGTACTACCAGCGGTGAATCTTTTCTCTCCAACATCGTTGGATCCAACATGTTCTCCGTTTACAAAAAGTTGCATTCTGCCATTCGTGCCATCATAATTTGCTAATATATGATACCACCCAAAATCTCGAAATACTTCATTTGTTGTAATCTGGCTGCCAGAACCAGAAACGCTAGAAAATACAATCCACGTAAGTGTGTCGGCATTTAACCAAGTGAGTTGAACACCAGTGTTTGAATCAAAATAGTGATTGAATATTCCTGTAAAAGTACCTTCTGTAAATTCATTTCGTTGCACCCAACATGATACTGTAAATTTTGATGAAGCTGATCCACCACTCGTCTTTGCCATTTCAAGCTGATCTGAAGAACCATCAAACCACACTGAATTACCAATCAGAGTTGAGTCAAATACAGTACTACCTCCAGCAGCCGCAGCAGTTCCCGCAACAACACCTTGGTGTAAGTTAAATACCGACATAAAGAAACTCCCTATGCAGTGCCAAGAAGATCAATCGTAGCTACCGCATGTATGGTATTTGCTGATTGTACTACATAATCAATCCTGTCAACTTTACCAGCAGAAGTCGACATCGTAGGAGCAGTCCCTGTCGCAAACCGCCAGTGAGAACCGAATGATGTTGTAAAGCTACCGTTCGCAGTTACGAATAAAGCACCAGCCTGACCCGCAGTTGTATTACTAGGATTTGCTATGGTAATGTTTCCATTTGCCGTCAAACTAAAATAGTTTGACGTGTTCATATTGAGAGTGACCGTTGATGTTTGTACACCGAGTGCACTAATCGCACCACGTTGCGCAACCGTGAAAGATTGGTTACGATCGGTGTGAGCCGTATTTGCATCCAACTTATTGAATACCACCGCATTATCTTTGATAGCAGCACTTACAACGGACGAAGTGCCGAATGCCGTATTTCCTAATGTTGTCAGTGCCATTTATCTTTCCTTACTTGAGTGCGTCTGGTACTTCTGGCCAATCCTGCAGTGTAGCTACCACGTTGATATCACCGTTAGCGTGATATGTGGTCGTATCGAGGGCAATAACCGCTGCTAAGTCCGATGCGTTATCGATTGCAGTTTCCATAGAATTAGACTTAGTGCGAACCGCTGCACGATATGTAGCAACTGCAGATGGAACGGCTGTTCCACCCTCGGCTGCACGAATCGCCATCCAGTCAGATGCTTCTAGGAGACTTGCCGCTGTACTCTTGACCATATTCTTCTCATTAGTTTTTACACCAGGCGCATAGTTATCATCGCCCTTGCTTCCTGTATCAGCAAGATTTTTAGCGGCAGGTGTCCATGTCTTTACAACCGTTCCAGCCGAATCATCAACTACGGTTTCAGACGTTCCCTGTTTGTAGTAACGATTATTTGGTTGTGCATTAACTTCGCTATAGTCGTAGATACCGATAGCTTTCTTCTGATCCTTTGTCCAAGCTGTAAAGATAGCAGCTGGATGTTGAACACCATCGATTGTCAATGCTTTTGGTCGTGGATAAATCGCTGTTACCTGACCTGCTTTTACCATTGCCCACATTTTATATTCCTCCTCTGTTTGAGCAACATCATGTAGTATTTCACTCGTTTAGTTTATTTATAAACCTATCTACCATAGATCGGTGGATAGGCTCCATTCGGAGCTATTTCTGCCATCGCTAGGTAGATGTAGGTTTGGTTGCTATTATTGAAGCCGCCAGTTTTTCTGAGCTTAAACCCATTTGATAAGAAATCCATCTGTTCGCCATCTGTATCTTCTGCTGAATTTGCATTACCAAAAAGTCTTTGTTGCACTGGATTATCTATATCTCTTTTATTGTCCAGAATTCCCCATGCACCAGTTGCATCAATAGTCTTGGTCATAACCCAAGCAGGTTTAAAGCCTAGATTTACAAAAGTTCCATCGGCAGCATTATTTCCTTCATAGCTTCCTACGCTACATACACCGGGAACTGAACGGAAACAATAAACAATCATACCCTGTCCGTTTCCGTTAGTATCTGGTGTTGCTCCAGAACCAATCGTAAAGACCGTAGAATTAGGTTCTGCATCATTGAAATAGTTTGAATTGCCAGAGCCTGGTTTAGCAGCAGTGCTACTTAATAAAATGTAGTTAGTCGCTCCTATCTCTTTATGATAAACAGTTCTGTTAGCACCATTCTGCTCTCTGTTAATGAATATCATCATCTCTGGTGCACCACCCATACCGTGGGCGACTGTTTGCACTCCAGTAGCACCTGTAAATCCTACGACAGAAAAATGTCCCGCATCAGCAGCAGCCACGGTGCTCGCTATTGATCCACCACTTGGTGTAGTGGTTGTTGCACTGGATCCAACGAGCCACTGCCATAGAACATGGCTTTCATTAACAGTGTTTTCTTCTCCACCACTGCCAACCTGCACGCCTCGTTGTAAAAACCGCTGTACACCATTTTGACCATCAACTTCTACACTCGTGTTATTGAAACTTAAACTTTTTTGAACGCCTCTCACACGATCTACTAAATTGTGATTATCACTATCATCCCTATTCTTGATCCACGACCAAGCAGTGATCTTATCATCAGCACCATCTTTATTATCTTGAGTAAGTGCCTTATAACCCGTTGGTGGCGTACCGTTCCATTTTGTAGAATCGAATAAAAAGTTTACAGAGTTACTAGAGCCACCACTGACTGCACCGAAATAGAAAGTATCTTCTCCGGTTAGATGCAACCCAAACGGTGCCGCACCAGTTCCGGCTTCACCAGATGTAGGATCACCCGTTACCGAACCACTCCTGCCATAATATGTGAGTGTAGAACCGCTTCCTCCGGATCCAACCTCACCCACATAAGCATACTTGTTATCAGCATCGTATGCAAAGAACATTCGGTCTCCGTTTGCGATAAATGCTCCAGGACCGCCACTTGGAGAGGCTCCGCTCGCTGCACTATACAGAATCTTTGTGCCATCACCATCTGCACCGAGCCAGTGACCCTCGGCAGGTGCTATCAAGAATGAACCTGAGTTGCTATTCCATGGCGTTGTTGAAGAAAATGCAACACCAGCTGGCGTAAAGAATCCTGGATAAAATGCCGCTGCTGTAGTAAGTTCTAACTCCCAATACCATTTACCAGACGTTAAAGGAAATCCTGAAACGTACCTACCACCGTTATCAGCGCCAGTGTACGTTAGATTGCCTTGACTCAATGCTGGAGTGGCACTACCTATCGTATCAGCGCTATCAAGAACAGCCAAGTTGTTCGATGGTGCATCATTGGATTGGTCCGTGGTTGCCCATGCTCCATTAGAAGTGAAGTGATTGCTTCCTCCGGATGTATCTGTGCCAGCACCATTACTAGTTCCAGGAGCAACTTTAAACTCAAGGTAATATCCTGTATTACCGAAAGTATAGCTACCGGGATCTTTAGCTACCCAACGATTCGTGCTTGTATCTACTTGACCAAAGTGAGAAGCATCCAATTTACCACCACTATCTGCGCCATCGAGATAAACAACTTCGGCTATGTAACCATCAAAAGGCTGAGAAAAACCACTACTTGAACCACCACCTATATCGACTACTGAACTTGAGTTATCGAGAAAGTTTAGAGCCGATGATCCATCAAGACTGCAGGTATTAGTACCAAACCCCACTGATGTATTAGGAATCTGCACACCATCATAGAATATTTTTACTCTGTCTGCTTGAGTGCCATCTGCTTGATTGATAATAACAACTATGTTGTGCCAAGAAGCTGTATCTTCAAATACTCTATTTGTGATTCTTTGAAGAATCGTAGCACCACCATTATTAATTGTAAAATCGAGTTGGTCGCTCGCATTATAGTGAATACCGAAGTAGTTATTGCCATCGACTTGAACAGTCAAAGGACGCTGTACAGTTCCTCCATTTACTATATTTCCTCTCTTTACCCAGATACTATAAGCAGCAACTGTTGCAGAGGTTCTAGTCGCAGAAGAATTTAGTGTGAGTGATCTGCTATCTCCATCATCGAATATCACTGAATTTGTTACGGTATAAGCATCAGTAAATGGTACAAAGTCACCAACTCGCTGTCCAGCACCGTTGCCCTCGTATAGCGTAGAATCAAAGTAATCTATACCTTGATATTCAGGTTCAGTACCATCTTTTGTGCTGAGTGTTTTAAATCCCGCTGGTATTGCATAAGTGAGTGCTGAATTAGCTTCCGTTTTTAATTCGCAATCTTGATCGAATGATCCGGCTGAATTACCAAATATAATCACAGCTTGATTACCTATTGAAGAGGGCAGTGCAACACCCGTGCTACTATTTGTAGGATCATCCGAACCTCCACTACCCTGCCATCCGGTAGAATCACGTATCCATAACTTTCGATTTTCCATATCAAGAGCGAGTGCCATCACGGCACCGTCAGTCCAGGCACGAACATCAGTTGCGGTTTGTGATGCATCTACATACTTATCTCCATCACTTTCCCATGCTATGATTCCACTCTGTCTGACTGCTGCATCCTGATCAACGCTAGGATCGGCAACACCGATACTCCAGTTACCATTGTTAGCATCGTCTGCAACAAACTCTACATATACCTTTTCATTTCCCTGCACTAACTGTGTGAGTGGAATAAACCCACCACCCGAAGGAAGATTAGCTTTGGTATTTCCATTTGTGAGAGTAAATCCGTTTTGAGATTTTACCAGTGTATTGAATGTTGCATACTCTCTACTCGGAGTATTTGATGTTTGGTTTGCTGCGCCTGGAGAACCGGCATCTGAAAAATCATTGTTATTAGAACTAACATCATTGCCTAAAGCTGATGAATCGGCAAAATCAAGGCAGAAACTATTACCACCTGCGTTGCTCGCGAGTGTAGTAAGATCGCTTGTTTTCTTCGGAACAAACTGACTACCGTTATCACCGAATGGCCAAGTATCAAGAAAATCAGATACAGTGCAATCGCCGTTTTGAATACTATCTCCGTTCAAGAAAACGACTTGAGCCATATATGCTTTTGCATAATTACTAGATGTTCTGGAACGCCTACCTATTTCATTCGCTTGGTTATTATTCCAAAAGGTCTCACCGCTACTCGACGGATATGCGGCTGTTCCTGTATCAATATCTTGTTTAACTCCATTGATATAAATCTGAATGCGTTCTATTTCATTGGTCTGAGCTGTATCCAAACTTATGATACAGTGATACCATCCAATATCTCTCAATTTAGGTGTGAAGACATTTAGTGAAGCATTATCATCGAAGACCTTAATCATGTCAGGGTCCATGAGGACCTGAAATTCATTGGTACCTGTGTTTGCTGAGAAAAATGTAAACTCAGTTGAGATAGCGTTTAACTTAAACCACCAAGCGAGTGTCCATCTTGTACGGTTTCCAGCGCTGGGTGTTCTTGTTAAGTATTGAGAACTACCATCGAACCACATCGATTGTTCTATGTTGTCAATCTTTTGATTATGCCAGTGCAGACCACGAGTTTTTCGTATCGTAGCGTGTCCAAGGGTACCGGGTATCATATAGTAAACTCCTTAAGATATTGCTTGGAGCGCATCAATTACAATGTTGTTCGCTGACCTTATGTAGTAAGATAAAACATCAGTTCCGCTAGCTGTAATCGTGGGAGCGGCACCAGCTGCAAATTTAAAGTCACTGCCAAATGATACCGTATGAGATCCACCATTAACAATAGTTATCGCACCCGTTTGACCAACATTCTGTGTGGTTGGATTGGCAAGTGTTATGTTACCGCTGATTGTAAACTGAAGGAAGTTAGCATTTCCCATAGCTGGTCTAAGGACAGCAGCCCCTGTTGATACAATATGAGTATTACCGAACTGTGCTTCTGTAAACTTTTGACTTCTATTGGCGAAAGCAACGTTCGCCGATGGTGCTATAGCATGCCCCGTAACAACACCCGTAGCGAAGTTTGTGTTAGCGCTGATACCGCCAGTAGCGATTTGACCAGCTTGAACCGCACCACTACCAATCTTTCCAGCGATAACCGCACCCGATGTAAGTTTAGCGGCACTAACCGTATTATCAGATGGTGTCCCTAAGTCAAGCGTGTCACCGAGCACGATGCCATAGAAACTAGCTCCGGTGGCAGGAGCAGATGTGAACGTAATTGTAGATCCGGATACGGTATATGCCGTCTCTGGTTCTTGAATAACACCTGCGATAGAAATAATTAACTGCGTAGAAACTCCAGGAGTAAAAGCATCGCCCGATATGGTCAGGTTGAAGGTCGTTAAAGAAGTATTAAAGCTAGCTGCTATGCTATCTAACTTCCTATAATTACCAATCTGTGGGCTTCTTCCAATGTAGGGCATTTCATTAAACCTTTATTTCTTTTGTTTATTTATAAACCTATCTGCCATAGAGTGGAGGTAAATCTCCATTACCACCTATATCAGCCATTGCAAAATACAAGTAAACATTGTTTGACTCGTTGAGGGTATGTATGTTCGATCCGCTAGTAGAAGCCTGTATCTTAAAACCATTGGCAAGAATATCTATAGTACCAACTGATGTTGTGATACTTGATTCTTCGGTCGTAGCGTTCCAGTAAAGTCCCGAGGTAACATTAAACGGATGCCGTGCCGTATCGAATACGATCCAACCGTCTCCTGAGTTGGTGAGATTTTTCACCATAACCATACGAGGCGTGAAACCACAGTTGATGTAGGCTGCTGGTCCCGGTTGTCCAGTATGATTACCTAGATAATTGCCAATCTTACATACACCTGGTACACTACGGAAAGCATAGAAAACATAGTCATCATTAGACTTGTTTACACGATTATGAGTCCCGATTGTAAAAGTATTCGCATTGGGTGCAGTATCATTCCACTTAGTAGTAGCAGGTACAAAACCACCAGTCGTATCAAGATGTCCGTAATTGTTCCAAGGGGTGCTACCGTCGTGCTCGAAGATTGAATATTGAGTTCCTACAACCCAATCCGATGTTGATGTAGATCCGCTCGATCTATTTTTGATAAAGATTAATTCCGGTGCGCCACCAAGACCGTGACCCACCGTGTTGGTGCTTCCTGTACCTCTATAAGTTCCAACTGAGAAATTCCCTGGAGTCGAAACAATCGTGTTACTTGATATTCCACCAGCTGGACTCGTAACGCTGCCCGTTCCGGCGGTCTCACCCGATAACCACTGCCACATAACGTAGCTTTCTCGGTCGGTATTTACTTGAACATCATTACCAATTTGCACACCTCTTTGTAGAAACCTCTGTACAGTATCAGGTTCTGAAGCTTCAATAGATTCATCATTTGAATTTACAGTTTTACCGACACCCCGTAGTCTGTCGACTAATATGTGTGAGTCAGTAGCATCTCTATTCTTAATCCATGCGAATGCTGTAAGTTTAGATGCCGTAGAGTCTAGATTATCTTGGTTGAGTGCTTTATATCCGGATGCAGGAGCATTTTTCCAATACCCATCGGATGCAGCATTAAAGGTAGTAGACGATCCATCAAACACTAACTGCTGACCAAAGTTGAAGTGAAGCTCTCTATTACCAGTACCGTTTGTAGATCTTGTGAACGGCACTACTCGACCACGTGTACCAAATTCTATAATGGGTTGCTGCGTGGTGTTGCGTAAATAGTGGGTTCCGTTTCTCGAAAACCACATCTTGTATGTATTTCCAGTTCTCTCAATGTGCACTCCTAGCACATCACCTGTATCGACTTTATGATTCGAGATTCCATTGAACGGACTTTCAGCAGCACCAGATGTATCGTATAGAAAATTTCCATCCTCTATGATGCCGTCAGGTGATGTTGACGCATTATTTATTGAGTATGCCCACTGACCCTGTATTGCATCTGATATAGTGGAAGATGAACCTATCTGTGCGTAGTCATCGACATCTACAAGACCGACATGATTCCATGCCTGCCCAAGTGTAACCGCCTCTACCTCAAAGTACCACTTCCCCTCTTGAATAGCAAATGCTTCTGACGGAGTTTGTGTTGAGCTATTACTATTAGTCCCACCTGTAAGTGTAAACCGCAGGTTTCCATCGGACATATCAGCATCACCGCCCGAGGAATGACTTGGTGTAGGTCCTATAACTTGACTTAAAGTTGCATAATTTTTTGTAGGTGCATCTACAGTTTGATAGAAAGTGTAACTCGACCAAGCTGATGCACTGTTATTTATAGCCTCTGCGAAGTGATTGCCGTTTCCAGAAGTATCAGTGCCGGCTCCATTACTGCTTCCAGGAGTAACTTTAAACTCTAAGTAATGTCCGTTGTGACCAAAAGTAAATCCACTTATATCTTTTGGAACCCATTTATTTGTTGCAGTATCCACAGCTCCAAAATCAGATATGGTTTTTCCTGTTGAGTTGGTTCCGGTAAGAAAAGCATGTTCGGCTATATACATGCTACTGTAAAATGCGCCATATGGTATCTTTCCGATCTGAGTTACGAAATCGTTATCTCCCAGATAAAATACAGCGTCTTGATCTGGATAAGCGGCAGCGCTGCCGGAAGTGTTATCTACTTCTTGCAGTACCCCATCAATATACAGCTTTACCCTATCCGAAGCAGTTGATTGCGTGGTATCTACTTGAATGAAAAAATGTTGCCAAGATGAAGTTTGGACAGCCGATCCTACAGTAGCAACATTAACGTCAGACCCAGTAACCCCAGAACCTTGTGCAATAAACTGAAAATACATGTTGACGCCGGCGCTACTACTCTGAGAATAGAGTCGTATGCCAGTTAAGTCTGCTCCATTGGCATTGCTGCTTTCTAAAAGAGGAAAGGCATACGTGTCCGATATACTAACTCGTTTTGCCCAAGCACTCAGAGTAAATTTTTTATTAGAGTCACTTGCTGCCGCAGACATAGTTCTTTGAAGATGGTTCTTTGTTTCAGGATCAAAGATAATAGAATTATTCACGGCGTATAAATCTGTGTAGGGTACAAAGTCACCCACTCTCTGTCCAGCGCCATTACCCTCGTATGTAATAGCATCGAAGTAGTCTACACCGTTATAAGTTGGTGCAGAAATATTCTCTGATTTCCATTCTTTTACGTCAGCAACACTATGTGTCCAATCAGCAGAATCTGTGAAGATCGTACCATTAATGCCGTTACCAACAGCATATATAGAAATGCTTGGTGAATCCGGAGTCCATGATACAGGAGTGGATGCATTGCCATCTTTATCGTACATAACCACTTGATTGTTATCGAAGTCGTAGAGTATACCTAATCTATCAGAAGCACTCACAATTCTTGGGAAAGAGCCACCGGAAGCTAAAGTAAGATTAACACCACTAGCGGAATCTATGAAGTACGTCATCTGCCCAGCAACAGTACCGTTTGAAGCGTAAAATTTAATCATATCTGTAGTTTCTGGTCCTTGAAAACCAGACTGTGCTGGCGTAAGCTGACCGCCATCTCCTAGATGATCGGCATTTCGATCGCCGATAAATCCGAGATAAAATGATCCAGAAAAGCTACTGCCTCCCAACTGATACTCAAGATAATACTTTCCGCTGTTGTCTGTGGTATTGATAAAGAGATCACCGACCCCTGATACATCTGCTGACAAGCTCTGTGTGTCTGCATTTAACGTCGTGCCGTGATCATCTATCCTACCCTGAGCTGGATTTCCTAATACGTTATCTCCGGTAAACGAGTTTGCCCTACCGTTCCAATGCACGTATACTTGGCTTGGAGTATGACTTGACTGATCCGCTGAAGATATGTTATTCAGACTAAAATTATTACCGTGAGTGCTACCATCGTTTCCCATAGCAGAAGCATTCGTGAATGGTAAGAATGCGCTATTATTGGATGGAGCTGCGTCTACCAAGGTTTTGATATCGTCATTACTTTTTGGAGTGCGAACGGATCTATTAGGTGTAACTGCATAAGTATCGAGGAATGAATCAACAGTCCAATCACCACCTTGAATAGATTGACCATCAAGGAATACTGGCTGAGCGATGTACCCGTCTGGTGATGTAGTATTGGCTAGCAGACCAACAAATTGTTTGGTTACATTATTAAAAGTCGTTCCCCAACCACTCGCTCTTGGGTCAGCATTCCAATCGTGATATTCTATACCATTTATGAAAAGCCTACCTTTTCTTGGACCCGACGCTTCATCCAGTTTAAAACTCGCGATTATGTGATACCACCCTTGGTCGCCTAATACCTTATTAGTAGTTGCTCCCTGACCGTTTACATACAAATAAACGACACCGCTAGCGAGAAATATACCGTTGTTCGGACTTCCGGTTCCCGAACCATCTCCGATAGAAATTAACCCTGTGTTACCACCACCCATTCTACCATCAGCTTCATCTATATTTTGGAACCAGCAAGCCAGTGTAACTTCATTGTTGCTATGGCTCGAAGTCGTTCTCTGTAAATACTGACTATCATCTTTGTCAAATGAACAAGAGTTCGGAATATTTCCTGAGAATTGCGAGTGCCATCCTGCTACACCAGCGTTGGAAAATCCTTGCCGTAGATTACTTTCACCGAATAAAGGCATTATCGGGTCTCCTATGCGGTACCAAGGAGATCAATCGTCGCAATGGTATGGATCGTATTAGATGATGCTACATAATAATCTAATCGATCTTCTTTGCCAGCAACTGTGGACATAGTCGGCGCTGTGCCAGATTTAAATCTCCACTGTGATCCGAACGATGTAGTAAAGCTGCCATTTGAAGTGATTACGATGCTACCACCTTGTCCCGCTGTGATGTTCGTTGGATTCGCTATAGTGATGTTACCATTCGCTACTAACTTAAAGTGATTTGCAGTATGCATGTCTAGGGTCACGGTTAAATTACTAGCACCCGCACTACGAACACCTAAATCACTTATTGTACCCCTTTGCGCTCTACTAAATGACTGTTGTACATCTGTCTTAGCGATGTCTGCTGCTGTCGAATGAGCCGTAACTACACCAGTTGCTAATTGAGTGTTTGCAGATATACCACCAGTTGCAATTTTACCAGCAGTCACCGCTCCAGTAGCAAGTGCATGCGGGGTGATTGAGGCTGTATCCATATCAGTGTTTGCAATCGATCCATCAGTAATGTCTAAAGATGTGACCGGAGCAGCTGGAGGACTTGAACCGATGTAAGGCATTTAAATTCTCCTTACGTTTGCTGCAAGACTGACATTACTGCGTCAATCGACGAAGCTGTATTGGATGACACTTTAATTGAGTCGCCGACAGTGAGGACAATTTTTTGATCCCCTCCGATCGGCGTGAGAGCGCCACCAGCTGGTACTGGTGCATCTTTAACGATGCGTGTATCGTTTGCTCCATCATTGTAAGCAACTGTCACATTTACAGCCGATCCTGTAATATTAGAAACTGTCAGTCCGATTACAGTCTCCGTAGTACCTCCAGCGACCGTATGACTGCCAACAGCGGTAAGTGAATTGCCTACACTTCTGGATGCGAATGTTTCAAATACGTTAGCCATTTATCCTATCCTAGTGCGATTGCGAAAGCGAGTGCGTTATCATCGGTACCTGGAGCGGTACCGTTGATTAGTAGAGTGCCAGTTATATTCGTGTTCGAGGTTACAAGAAGAGTACCTCCACGTATATTTGTATTAGCAGCATGAAGATGAGTATGCGTTGTAATGTTTGTGTTCGACGGTGTTACCGTGACTTTACCGCCGACTGAGATAGAGTTCGCACTTACAACATTAGCAGTCGGATTAATCTCAAATAGGTTTGTGAAACCTTGGTTAGATCTTATCCTCCAAGTATCAAATGTGTCAGTCAGTGCTACGTTAGCTACTTTACCCATTTTTAATTACCTTTTTCCGAAGAGAGAATAAGTTTTAGCATTGTTTTCAACTCTTCAAGTTCCGATTTTATAATATTTATATCGTCCAGAACTGCATTCTGTTTTCTTTTTTTAAGTTTGTATGCTTGGAGTGCTCGTTTGTCAACAGACAGAACAGCTCCACTTTCTGGATCTCTTTTATACCCTTCGGCATCCTTTATTGGTTGTAACTTCATTATTCCTTCTCTTAGATTTGAAGTGCGACCGCTCGTAAGTCTCGTATACGGGGCACTCTTGAAGTTGAAGTTGAAAGTAACACGACCTTAATTTTAAATCGTTTGAAGCCTGTGAATGTTACTCCCTCTGCGGTAGTGTATTGCAACTCACCAGCATCTCCGGTCAAACTTGCAGTCGGTACTGTAAATTCAAACTCCTCGAAATCTTCCTGATTTTCAGAATCCGAATGAATTGTAGCAGGGGTGACCTGTGTCAATTTTATCCAAGTCTTGTCATCGAAGTTTTGTCCATCCTCTCCATTCAAGAATTTACCGAAGACTTCGATCGTAGCGGTCGATGGTTTATATGCACCGCAGAAAACTTTCAGGTCTTCAGCATCCTGACCATCATCGAGGGTGACAGTTCTCATTACATATCGAGCGAGAGCATTACCTTTATCAGATGTCGTTTCATTAGTGGAATCGTTGTTAATTAGATTCTCTATTGTTAATACCGCACTTCGGTCATTATCAATAGCAGGTGATAATTGTTTTGTTCCACCATTCGTAAGAGTCATTCTAATTTCACCAGATTTTTTACTACTAAGGTTGGCAATCTCGTTTGATCTACTATGAATAAACTTCCTGTCCGCATAAATCGTTTCACCGATTAAGTTATACACCCTGAATGTTGTATCTAAACTACCAGGAGCTGCCGCAAATTTAGCAGTTGCCGAAACAGCAGTAGTTTCCGGTACCAGCTTACTGACCCGAGTTTCAAACATATCGGCTGGTAAATTTTCGACAGTTTTAATTCTAGCATCCAAACCGCTTACCTGACCACGTAGGAAGGTGTTAGCGGCAAAGTTACCAGTGGGTTTTTCAAGATGTACGAATGTGTTTGCCTGTGTTTGATTGTCAAAGAAGTACACCTTACCTGTTGGAGTGGTAACGCTGTGGATTACCGCAGTCGTTCCAGTCGCACTACCATTGGTGTTCATCACCCTTACAGTATCACCAGCTTGGAATTTATTTGCAAGCGTGACCTCTTTGACCCGAGCGGTGTTTGCGCTCTTGAATGTTACGATGCCATTCGCTCCAGCTCCGGAACCGGAGATGCTCAATAAACTTAATCCAGCATTAGCGCTCGGTTGTGAAGTAAAGGTGATGGTAGATTCGCCATGTACAGTTTCGCCGATACGATTGAACACGCTCGTGTTATCTGTGTTCGCGAGAGTAAAGTATTCTTTATCGACATTTTTAAATACCGCAGTTCCGGTTTTATTTGTTCCAAAGTCAGCAAAATACATTCTATACTTGATATCTTCTGTTTGCACCGGACTGAAACCCAAATCATTCGAAGAAGCGAACATAGTTCCCGAGGCAGGTTGTTTTACGATTCTATTATTAGTTAAGGTATCAGTTTCCCCTAGCTTTGCTGCCCAGACCGTATAGTTTGGATTTGCCTGAGCGGGAGTAATCTTAAATGCATATTGTTCGCCACGCACTAGATAAATTGGAGTTTCAAATATAATGGGAGTTGGTGCGCTAGCGTCCGAACTGACATTGATATCAGCCGCTGGTACTTCGAACTCGCTGAAAGGAACAACTCTATTAGTTAGATATGAACTTTCAGGATCAACCTCAACTATTTCTAACTGAATTGGTAAGTTGGGATCTTTAGTCCTGAAATACAAATCTAACTTGGTCAGGAATACTCCAGTTGTTAAAGTACCAATTCCATCATCAACTCTAAATGACTGTGCAATAGGATCATCACCGGCATCGCCATTGTCATCGACATTACCAGCGGTTTGAGGAGCCGCAGGTGAGAAACTAGATACCGATCGAGTTTCAAATACTTGTTCAGTTGTAATTGATATATCTCTAGTGGTTATAACAGCACCTTGTTTAAACAATTCCATACCACTAGCACTATAAACTGCTTCTGCGGATGTGGTAAACAATCCTTGCTCTCTGGAATTTGTGGGGCTATCAGATAGCCTTAATTTTAAATTACCATTTAAGAACTTGATTTGATCATTATTAGGTAACCGGAATATGGCTCTAGCGACTCCCTCGGAATCTGTAATTAAGTCTGATCCTTCAGAGGCTGTATTACCGAAAGTAGAGTTAGCTGGTGATATAAATGCTGTTACATTTTCATCGTCGAAGAAAGCAAATAATTTAGTGCTCGGCTTCATTCCCGATGCCGTAACTTGTATTTCGCGAGATCTCATATGAGGAATAATGTTTAAATCTTGAATAGATTCTCCGAGGTCAGTTTCTACAACTCTACCTCGATTAACATTAATTTTGGTTCCCTCTCTTCTCTGATTTGTTACAGTTGTTATACCAGCCGCTGATATATCGGTATCAACTGAGAATGTGGAAAACTCTCCGAACTGAGTTCCTACAGCATTAGCTATATTCTCAAGCGCATCAGCAAAGTTACCGAAATCTATTTGGACAGCTGGAGCTGTTGTTATATCTTGCCAGTAATCAGTTTCTGGATTCAGTTGCAATAAACCTCTAAAGTTATAAAACAATCCAGCAGTATTTCGAGTCGTCGAGGCAAAATTTTGTTCTATAGCAAGATCATGTGTGTATGGTAATGTAACAAGTTTACCATCATTTGGCGTTGCTACCGTGGAAACTGCCCGAGAAGTTGATGAGGTGCCGCCCACAACATTAGCAGAGGTGGTGAATGCTCCAGTAACATTTTCTATATAAAGTTTATCGCCTACCTGATAGACTAACTTACCATTTGTTGAACCCTGGGAAATAGTCTCTCCATTAGAGTATGTGCCTGAGGTTGATATGGTTACTGTCGCATCTTTGGATCTTACAGTTGCATTTGTCGAATTTGCTGACAAAAATTCAAACTGAACATCATCGACCTTAAATGACGGTCTCGCTTCTTTTTTCTTCCTATCAAGGGAAACCGCATATCCTTCATTAAAGAAATCTGATGACGTAAAATCAACAAATTGATCTACAATAATACCATTCTTAAATCTATCAACACCCGATCCATCCACTAAGAACAAGCTCTTAGTATCCGCTTCGAGTAACGATAGAGATGTATAGTACTCTAGGTTATCGATTCTTTCCTCAAGACCCATAATATCTTTCATTGTATATCTACGGATACGTTTGGGTCGTAATCTTATTGCCACATCCGGTCGACCATTCGGGGCAGTTGCTGTTCTTATCCTTGCGGCATTTTCTTGCGGAAGTGATGGGAATGGCTTTACATCAACAATAGCAATCGTCATTCCTTCCGTTGTTGCACCAGGAGTTCTGGGATCTAAACTTGGGACACCCTTTACTACTTGAACCGCTCCAGTTTTGGTGATTAAAATCCTATCTCTTCTTGGTAGATAGTATTGGAAATCTATAGTGAAGTTTTCATCCGGTGCAGGATACCTTAAACCGCTGGTTGGTTCGACTACCTCTGTAGAAAGTGCAGGGTTACGTGTTATATTAGCAAAGGCTCCCACTGCAACATTATTAGCAGTATCTGTAATCCTTGGACGAATGTCAATACAGTTGCGAAGATCAAATCTCTCACCAGTCGTTTTGGACTCGTAGATAGGTATCTCGGCTGTTTGAATTGCTGTTGTGTTTGCCGTATTTGTATCATCAATCGGATAGGAATCGACTGAGAAATATCCAACACCAGAAGATGTATCATGCGTGAAGAAGTCTAACTCTACGAGGTAAACATTACCGTTAGCAATGAGATGTGTAGAACCACCCTTGAGTTTTAATTTTGAATGACCGTACAAGTTATCCGTCATCCCTGTGTCAAGTAAGAACTCCGTGGTTACATCTGTTCCCTCGGTCGTGTTAGCGAAAAACGTATTGCCAGTTTTTAATCTTACCGAGCGAAGTTTATGCCCATCGGATAAACCAAGGTTGAATGGTCCAGAAGTTCCTGGAGAACCAACCGATGTATTAGAGTGACCTTGTGATATATTTAATTCTACAAACCTACTTTCATTGATCGTTTTGGCATCTCTCGTCCGTTCTGTTTTTTCAGTTTAGCAAACACCTTTGCGGTGACACCCGAAGCCAGTGTTTCTTGAAGATCAATAGTAGCTTGTGTTGTGGAGTTGATTGTCACTGATCTTGATGCAGCATCCCCGCCAACACCAGAAAGATTAATAACCTGACCAGCCTGGAATGATTTAGTTAGGTTCCCTGTTACAGCTTTTAACCCTCTTTCATGGGTAGTAATTGAGTTGGTTGCTACGCTGTTAATGGTAAAGGTATTAGAGTAACCCGCAACTGAGACGACCTCACCAACATTTAATTTCGTAGCTGCGCCCGTCATACTAATGGTGTGCCCTTGGTTTGATATGGTAGCAGAACCAAGAGATCCAGCGCTAGTAGCCGTACCTTTTAATACGAGCTGAAAGTTTGACTTTTTATTTGCGTCGCTTACCGCTCCGGTTGACAGATTAAAAATTTCATCGGAGCCATCAGTCGTTACTGTAACAGTTCCAGCCGCTGCGATCGTGACATCAAATCCATCTTGGAAAATAAAATCATTATCTATGGTATTTCCATCGGATTCACGAATCGTTTTAATATTACTTGCTGGTATTTCAAAGACACCACGATTAAATTTGGTATCAGATAAAACAGTATTTCCGGTCGTGACTACCGTATCTGCAACTCCATCAAATGCACCATTATCAAAATAAATTCCACGCACAGCACTTATATTATTAGCTGTCATATTGATATCATAGAGGTACATATTATAGACGCAGTCGTTATCGCCTTTTTCGCCACTGCTATGTTCAAGTGCTCTCACACGAGCCTCACCAATTTTAGTCCTTCCGGTAATACTAGATGAACCAAAACTGCTATTGGATATGGAATTGAATGGTGTATTATAAAGGGAAACAACATCATGCCCTGTGATATCAAATGCTCCAGAAACTTCATTAACCTGAACAAAGTTCCCATACTGAACAGTAATAGGAATATCATCTACGCTTTCGAAATCAGTAGCTTTATCTACGACCGCTACTCTTGAACTTGTTAGTTCTGTTTCATACCCTTTAATATATGCTTTACCTGGCGCAACCTTAATTGCTAATTTGTTGGTATCTCCTGTTGGCGCTGTGAATATCCCACCATTATTAGCAGTGTTTAGGTGTTCTCTTACTTTTGTGAATAATCCCTTAACAATATAATCGCCTGATTCGTCGTGCGTTCTCCTAGCGATATACTCATTAATAACAGAGTACATCGGTTTATCTTGTTTAGCATATAATTCTCCATTCTTTATCCTTGCACGCTCGACGAAATTAAGATCTTCATCTGTTAAGTTTTTCACAGTGAGGACTGGAGTTAGTTTTAATCTATTCGCTCCTGGCGCAGCGAAGTTAAAGGATCCTTGAGCAGGATCTAACAATGTTGTATCTGTGTCAGAGGTAGTTTGAGTTTCATTAATTACGAACCCAATTTTTACATTTGTATTCGCATCATACCTACCAACTATACTATTGGCTTGAGGAACTCGAATGAAGTGATCTTTTGCATAAAATATTCCCTCGGCAAAATCTATCCGAGAGCCAGTGCCTGTAGGAGTTACTGATGAATTAGAAGTTACGACGTTGGCTTGTAATGATGTATTCGAAGTAAGCACTTCTCCGCTAGCAAATGCAGCAGTCGTTCCTGTTGTTCCAGAACTGATATACTTGATATACAGCGTTTTCATATTCGGATTATTGGCTTCAGCACCCTCTAGTGCATCTACCACGAATGCCTTTACACCAGTCGTTCCTCCGGTAAGCTCGGATCCTATAAACGCTGCGGTGTTGACGGTCGCTCCGGTTTGATCTGCATCTCTCAACTTTACGAAAGGTAAAACCCTATCATAATTCATTTCCAAACCACGAACCGTACTGCCCTCTTTGAAAATATGCTCACCAAACCGATCTATTTGGTTTTGGAGCATAGTTTGTAACTGTGTGAGTTCACGTGCCTGAACTGCTAATCCCGGACGGAACAGTATTCGATGAAAGTTTTTTGTTTCATCGAAGTCATCATAATAAGGATCGACATTTAAATCTGTCGATAAAGATGCAGTATTTGCGAAAGCCATTCAACTAAATCCTTAGAATTTCACTACGAGTTTGATATCTTCTATTTGATCGGATGCACGTGAGATCGGCGCTCGGTTTTCAACATATATATGATCTCCAGTGAACGGCACCAAATCGCTCGTTTTCGGTAGTGTGATTGAACTCAATGTTGCGGTGATACCACTTGTCAACCCTTTGACAGTTTCTGACCCGCTGAAAGAACCATTAGAAATACTATCTGTTATATGAACCACACCCGCTGTATTAGCGGCATTTGTATTCGCAAACTTAACAAATTTACCAACCGCTCCTGATGTATTTCCACGAATCGTTTCATCGAGAGTATATGCCGCCGATCCCGAAACACTGGCTACCGTAAGGCGAGTTGTTTGATCATATCTTGTGCCCGTAGCCACCGAACCATTGGCGACTTGAGGATCACGAAGTAAACCAACCGTTCGGAAATCATTTGTTGTTGGGAAAGTTCCCCCTTCCGTACCTGAGAGCTGTACGTTTAATATAACGTTGTGCGCTGCAAACTCACCCACAGGATCCGATCCGTGACCGCCTGGAGGTGAAACATAAGCTACAGCAGTAGCACCAGAACCATGACTACTATTCGCTGTGATAGCGACAGTTGCCTCAGAATAATTAGTGCCCGTAGAAATCATAGTGATTTGATTGACTGCGTTCGATGATGCTGTCGCAACATTAGCGAAGGCTGTAGCGCCCGTGCCATCACCCGTTACAGTTACGAGCGGACCAATCTGATAAGTCGTCGAGGTATTAGGGACAACCGAGAATACTGATTTCAACTGCACCACTCTAGTGGATCCGTTGTAATCAACGATTTCGCGAACCTGTCCAGCGCCTGTTCCGCTTGCGAGGTAAAGCGCAGAACCATTGTAAATATTATCTGATGTATTAGCGCCAGCGGCGAGTGTCATCGTGTCGCCATCGGCAACAGCAGCTAACGTGCCAGAGTTTGTCATATACAAGCTGCCACCCGCCCGAACATCGATAACGTCGATAGCACCATTCGCAGCCGCACTTTGAACATCGAACTGAGCTGATCCATCATCCGCTGCTAATGTTTTAATAGGAGCGAAGTTATCAGTCAAAAACTTCAGAGCATCGCCAGCATTAATATTGTACATGAACTTCCACTTATAACCGTCAGCCGTTTGTAGAGTGGAAGTGGATGTGCCAGTTGGTTCTACCGTAGAAGCTGCACCTTTGTTATTAAATAGGCATTTATAAACATTGAATGCACTAGACACTACATAAAATGTATTTGATCCTGCAGGCGTATCGAAGAGGGTGGTGGATGTAGTATCATATTCACGATAAACTTTACCAGTCGACCAGTTGTATCTCGGAATCGCAAATGTTACATCAGACGACTGAACTCTTTTCGCCGCCAACATCTTCTTCCAGTTATCGTATTCAGTTTGCTGAATACTGTCCGTCGGAGTAGGCGGATTTGCATCATCTGGCCAAGATGATACACGAGCAATGTATAGATACATCTTTGTGGATGCGGTTTCACTAAATGCTTCATGAAATTGTTCAGCATTATGAACCCTGAAGCGTCTTGTTACTGTCCCTGGCATTATTTAACCCTCGAATCCTAAGATTATTTCCTTTTATTTATAAAGCATCTAGGCGGTTCCAGCTGCTCTTACTATAATTTGTCCGACCATGGCGCTGTGGTTGCCGCACTGATAGAAGTAAGTACCAGCAGTGTTCGGCTTCCAAGACACTGTTCCAACCTGTGCGCCTTGGTTCGTTGCTGTCGGTGTCGTAACCTGATTACCTGAGCCTGTTCCTGCGGCTGTCTTGATGTAGAACGGATGACCCGATGCATTCACTGCAAAGTTTACAGTATCACCAACATTCATTGTTACGGTCTTATTGTTACCACTAACTGCTGCCAGCCTATCCACACCAGTAAGTACAAATGCAGCTGCTCCGGAATTTACAACGTTGATGTTATATGTATTTTCTGTTAGTGTATTGTAGAAGAACGTACCATTCGTTAAAGTATTTGCCACGTAGCGGTAAGATATTGTCGAGTTGGTATTCGAACTTGTATTCGCGATAAAGTATACACCGTTAGCAATATTAAACGGTGCGCCACCGACGATCATAATTCTGGTATTCGCCATCGGGATATCAGATGTGAAGAATGTATTATTACCAACCAGAGTTGTCGGTTGTCCAAGATTACCGATCGGCATGCTAGCGTATGTGCTAATCGGAATACTAGCATATGCACCGATAATATTATTCGAAGAGATGCTAATCGTTCCCCTCGCTGTTTTCATAATATTAAATATAGACTCAGCCGTTACGACTGTCGGCTCTGCGGTCAGAGTGTTGTAAGTAATTTCAGGCGAGGTGTTTGCCGCAGTTTCTACATATTCAGATACAGTATCAGATACAACCTCTGGCACATTTAGTGTTATCGTGTTTTCAATATTATAAGTTACACTCGAATCATCCATAACAGCCAAAGTTGTTTGGAGATCGGAATAAAACGTATACCGACCAAACATTTTAGTTCCGGCAGGATGAACTATATCATGAACCAACTGGCGATATGTATTAGTGACTTGGTTAGTTTTTAATTCATACGAAAACTCTTGATAATAGAAGTTATCTTGAAGTTTATTATTCCAAGAAAGCCAACCTTTAGTATCAATATATTTTCCTGGATAATTAATGATACCCGAAATATTTGGATAACCTACAGCCGATTGTGTCCCAGCTCTTGTTAGATTGTTTATCGTAATAGGATCAAATCTACTATACTCACTTCCAAAGTTACTCACTTTCACCGATGATATCGCACCTGGAGCATGAGTCGCAACGATAACTGCGTTTCTACCTTTAAACCCACCGTCAGGATCTATTGTAAATGTATCGGCAAGTAGAGGCTCTGTTACATTCGCTGTAGGTAAAGCGGGATTATACCCATAACCATAATTAGATTGTGATAACGAATTAATCGTTCCGAACGTTGTGTTGGTAAATTTAAGTCCGTTAACAATCTTAGAAGAAACATTCGCAACTGCAAGATTGGCGCTTACAGAAGTTGTGTTAGCACCAAGCGAAACAAATCTTGGACCAGTATTTAAAACTACATTTGCCATAGGCAAAATAGTATCAGAGTTAATAGCAACAACACTTGTATTAGATAGAGTTGCTATACTAAAACTTGATTCAAAACCAGATCCGTGATCGATGTTAATCGTAGATCCGAGGGTGTATCCGGATCCACCTCTTTCGATACTCCACTGAGCGGCACTCGTTCCTGTAGTCTCTAGTACAACACCATTAGCGCCAGACCCAGAAGTGCTCAGTAAGTCGACCGAATCCCCAGTTTGATGGAATGCTCCACCTTTTTGTATTGTTAAACTCTGTAGTGGTCCGGATGTCGCAAACAAAGTGGCTTTGACAGTTCTGTCATCATATAGAGCAACTTCTTCATTGTCCTCAAAAGTTCCTTCGATGTCGATGAGATAAAATTCGTCAACGACAACACCACTACTTAGAGTTAAATCAGCCCTTTCTACCCTGGCAGTTGCTAGGCTACTCAATCCAATAATTTTATTATTGACAAAAGCATCCGCACTATAGCTTGAAGATTTAGGTGGACCGACACGAATGGATTTTTCCAAAACCCAACGACCGTCAGATGCACGTAGTATGTCTTCGCCTGGATAATAAAAATCTATTTCTTCATTGTAAAGGATTCTAAACAGCAACTGATAAGAAAGTTGGGAACCCCTTGATCTGTATAAATCTTTGATGTGTTTTGCTAGTTTATTTCTATCTGCTAAAACATCTCGAGGAATATCATCCATAATCTCACGATGAAAGAATTCTAAGTATTTTTCATACGTATTATCGATGTCTTGATAATTTAAAAGATTTTTCGATACCTCAAGAGCATTATTAGATTGCTCCAGATACTCATAATATGCTTTGACGAATGCTATGAGCTGCGGACCATCGTCTCGAACAAAGAACGGAAACTGTTGATCAACAATGGTTGATATTTTTTCGTCAGTAGACATTGTTTAGTAAACCGATGAACTCGAAAGTGTAGATGAAGTACCAGGCGTGCTTGTCGTTACGCCAGATGTAGTAGCAGTTGCTGTAGTGGCTGAGATAGCGGATGTAGCATCATCAACCATAGTAACTTTAGCATTAGAAATTAGTAGTATTTGGTTACGCAGTGAATCTATATTTTCTTTGTCCGGTTTCGCGAACACGCTTATACTTGATCCAGAAAAAGCGGAGGGTAAGAAACCTTCTATCTTTACAACACCATTTTTGTAATCGACAGTTCCTGCAGTATTATCAAGATATACACGCTGATTCTGTGATTCATCTATATAATAGATACGTAATATCCCATATCCATCATCATCAAAATACGATTCTGTCCGTCCCTTAAACGTGAATGCTGAAGAATCAATAGAATAAATGTGACCGGCATGTGGGTGATGCAGTCTATTATTAAAAGCAAGGGTGTAGTTTGAAGATGCAGTGACTGAAGGCTCGAATCTCTTTTCCATCTGTAATGATGTGAGGCTAGCTAAAATAGAGCCATCCGCAACATCTATCGCACGGACGAATGTGGAAAATCTAAATCTACGTTGAATGAATGTTCCAAGATAGTTAGATTCAAAATCTGTTATGGCATCTAAAACTTTATTTTGAACTTCCGCTGCAGTCAGCGATGTTCTAGTTTTATCAAAAAATACTTCTACTGTAGGATTGATATACAAAAATGTTGCGTCGACAAACTCTGGATCTATGGATAGGACGTTATATTTTTTCAAGTTTGTTTTAATAGAATTTTTTCTATCCGATGAAATTAAATTTGATTCTTTAGGTTTGATAGCTATAAATACTTTACCGAAGATGGGAGGATCATTTTCCTCACCACCCCAAACACTCACTGAATTGAAATCAGAATTATCCCTGAGTATGATACGTTTATAATCTTCTGCGAGGACTGCTCTGTTTTGAGTTTCAAAATTCTTTGGAGCATTAAATTTAATTTGTTCTATTGTTTCTTTCGATTGACCACCAGCAGTTGATCCGTTTACAGTAACCGTAAAGGATGTATAACCACCGATGCTAGATGGGTTTGTCAGTGACGACACACCATTACCGTCTTCGCCATTGCAGACGCGGTATGAAATTTTTATTATATTTCCGTTATCTGGAGATTTACCAATAACGTTGTCTCCAAAATAAACTTCATACTGCTCTTCATCAACTTCCTGCAAAAAATAAACCGGCGTTGTTGCTTTAACTTCAGTTATGTCATCCGCAAGAGTATAAACTGTTGTAGATGTGTCGGTCGAGCTTGTTTGCACTACGACATCGATAGACCGCGTATCTATCTTATCATTTGGTAAAATATATTTAACTGGATTATTGCTGTCGACCGTCCATTGATGCGTAACTGGCCTACCCTCTATAATCTCGACATTAGCGGTAAATGTACCCGTAGACGAAAAAATTGTTGTAGCTTCTGGTGTCACATATTTAAAAGTACGGCCATCGATCGTTGACGAAAATTCAGTATTTTTTGAAATAGTTACAAAATTTGGAGAATCATCCGGTATAATGTCAATGTTTACAAATACACTCGCACCTTTCTCTGACGATGGAGTATAGTTCAACATCTTACCGCGTGAAACAACACTCTCTCGTAATTGAGCAGAGTCCAAAAACATCTCATTGCCGACCATGCTGGTATAAAAAGCATTCTGATATGTATTGTATGATAATAAATCCAAAAGCATCGAAATCGTAGAGCCTTCGAAATCATAATCTGTGAACTCTGGCTTTGAAGAGATGTATGTCTTTATGGAAGATTTGATGGAATCAAAGTCTAGATCTGTGACACTAATGGACGAATTTGCAGCCATTTATCTAACTCTCTCTAAAAATACTGTGACCGATATTGGTTCAACATCATTAATCACCCTAAAAGTAATTGTTACATTCAGTGCATTTTGATCTTCTAGGGCATCTACCTTTATCTCATCCACTTCAGCTCTTGGTTCAAAGTTATCTAATGCTTCACGTATATTATTTGAAATCTCGTATTCAGTGAGAGGTCCCATATTCTCAAAAAGTTTTGCTAACACATCACCGCCTAATATGGGATTATAAGGTCTTTCATAAAAATTTGTTAATACAATATTCTTGACACTCTGCTTTACGGCATCTCTATTAATTAAGCTCTTTATTTTTCCAGTGATGGGATGAGCAGTAAATGAAATAGGAATGTCTTTATATACTGGTTCTCTTATCTCTGGCATTTTTATTCTCTATTTTCTATTATTTATAACTGCTATACAAGAATACTAAACTTACCAAAAGAGCCTTCTGGTTTTGGTGCCGCACTTCGCTTTGCTTGTTCCACACTGACACTTCCATCTGAGCTAAATGTCCCGTCTGGTCCTTGACCTTGTGGTAAACCATTTCTTATATAAGCAATAATTGCAGATTTTACTGCCTCATAATTGCCACGAGACCACCTATCAGGATTTCTTTGCTGCAATGTAGCCAAAACTTCCGGACTCGTATCATTAATAAGATCTAATTTCTTATTTGCATGTTGCCAATACCTAAAGGCAGTGATGACAAGCCACTCTTCAAAAACTAACTGTGTAGGAAAATTATTTGGTTTCCAATATTCAGCTCCACCCTCTTCAAACACACCGGAATGGTTTTTGCCCTCTGTCGCTGCGGTAAAGGTGAATGGACCCCTCTGTAAGTCTGGGACGTTGAATTTTGTTTTGTCCATAGCATCTAATATATTAGTCCATAAAGCTGGTGCTGGTAGTGTGATTGTTTGACCTGTGGATGCAGGTGGATTGGTTGCTGGCGGTACTGTCGCACCAGCAAGTTTTTTCTCTTCTTGAGATGATTTTTCAACTATTGTTGCATCTGGTGCTGGTGTCACATCTTCTGTCTTTTTTGCCTCGGGGGGAGTTGGCAATTTTTTAGCATCCACGACAGGTACTTCAGGTGGCAATCCTTTTTTGATCGGGAGATAAATTACTGCGCCATCCTCGTCAACAGTTTCTTCAACATCAATATTAGGAACTGCTTTACAAGGATCGAATCCCAAGGGATTTGATTTTAATTCTCCGACCAATGAATCAATATCAACACCAGGAATGTTTCCAAACTTTTCTTGAATAGATGCTAGTTGTGATGAGAAACCTAATGGACTGGATAACTGACCTAATAAATTATTCATTTCAGCTTGGAGATTAGGCAACTCTGGTTTTATATCTGGGATTAATCCTTCCATTTCAGCTTGCATAGCTGCCATCTTAGCCTGTATATCACCCTTAATTTTATCTAGGTTTCCAGCAAGACCTTTTGCGCCTGAGGTAAGTTCCGCTAACTTCGCTTCGACCTCGAGCATAGCATTATCGATGCCTTGTATTTTAAGATCAACACCGCATAGACTGAGATTAACTGGAATAGACATTCAATCCTCCTTTATGGTGCCGTTGGCGTTTCAGGCGTGGAGCAATCATTAGCGCCCGTTCTCGATGGGTCGCTAGAACATGAGTGATCTGTTCCCGCATCATGTCGAGCAAAGGTATCTGCTTTGATGAATATCTTACGATCCCCGACATGAGTGAATGAATTAGTGTCGCCATACTGCACGAAGTGCGTAGAATTAAATGTAAGGTGAGAAGCTCCAGTGACCCTCTCCTTCAGAGTGCTATCAAAATCCATAGTCGCAGCTCCCTTTACTTTTAAGTCGTATGTCGACTCGGCGCCGATACTCATTGTATTACCTGAACCGATCTGCATATTTTTAATTGTTATTAGATTTGTATTTCCCGTGACAGTCGTCTTACTGTTGACGAATATAGTCTTCACCTCATTCTTTTTAATCTGTATTTTATTATCCTTGCCAATCGTTTCTGTGTAGTTTCCATCAATAATAGTTTTACGGTCACCTGTAACACGCATAGTCTTGTTGCCGTTTATCTGTGTAACTTCATCACTCATCACTTCTTTCTTATCATTACCTTGTATTTTAGTAATTCTGTCACCACGCACCGTGATATATTGATTTCCATCTACTTCAGTATAGTGATCGCCCTGTACATAAAGTTTACAGTTGCCCGCTATCGTTACAGTTTGATTGCCCTGAACATATACATTATTATCCTTAACCGTAACATGATAATCTCTACCAACAACTTTCGTTACTCTTGTGCCATCAGGTTGTATTTCCTGAAATGTTCCCATACGGTGATACTGATGAATTCTTTCTACTCCTGGAGAATCATCGACTTCAAATACGTGTCCACTTTCAGATCTGTAAACGTGATTATATGGATACGTTGATGAAGATGTGATGCTTTCAGGAAATTCACCTTTCGTCTCGCCACCATATCGAGGGTTTGGTTCTGCCCAAGTTGGTCTGGTATCTACTTCATCCGCTTCGTCTAATGCATAATCACCATCTAGCCTATCACCGAGCGTTGAGGTATCGGGTGCTGTAGCGGTTGGCACACTTTCGAGTTTACCAGCTCTTTTATTAATTAAAATCAAATCTTCCTCAGCATTATCCCTTGCCAAAACGGGAGTATCAGGTGCATTAAATGTTTTTGGATATCTGCCCTGTGGATCCATGAAACCCCTTATTGGTCCACCAGGATTATCATCTGTGGGAATACCTGCGAGTGTTCCCATCACTATTGGTCGTTGAGCTTCCTGACCATCAGCAAAGAAACCTACAACCCACGTGCCCTCTAGTATTCCTGTTGGGCTCTTTCCGATTCCACCAAGTGCAGCTGACGTAATGTCCTGAATGGGCTGTGCCCATGGTAAAGACTCTGTGGGTATCTCCTTCAAATCATCAGTGTGCCAACCATAACAGCGAACACGAACACGACCAAGCTCTAAAGGATCTGATCGATCTTCTACAACTCCATACCACCAGATAAATTGATCACCTAAATTTTTCATTATTTCACCTCAATGGTCTTCTTAGCATATGTGTCTTTCACACACTCTAAAACCGTAAAAAATACATTATCATTTTTTTGATAAGTGTGACGAAGAGCGGTAACTAAAAACTTTTTATCCCACAACATTTTCAACCTCTTGGCAAAATCAGCATTTTCAGTTGCCAACGGAACATGCAGGTTTACAATCTGCCCTACATGCAAGTCACTGTTCCCTGGTACTGTAACACTTACCTCAATGTTAGATAGCTGAAAACGAGATGCAATATTATATTTTAGTCTTTCATGCATTCTTCTGGGGTTTCTAATCTGCGGGTCGGTTACATCAGCTCCTGATAATGTTGTTTGTGCTGAATAGTTTTCACCAATGTGTCCTATGGTATAATATGACTTGGAAGTATCCGAATCAGAATTAAAAAAAGAATCTTCAGTGATTAAAAACTCACTACCAAAATCTTTTTTCGCTTTTTCTAAATGAGCAATTTCATTCATCTCTTGAGAGTACACGAACGTGTCAGTCGTGAATCTTTTCAAAATCGGATCTATTGTCTCTATTTTATGAGCATATAAACCATTTTTCAGATTATCAATAGTATCTAGCTGACTAATAATATCCATTGTGCTAATTTTCTGATGATCATGTATCTTTTCTGTTTTACTTGTTTCCTCTGCATTTGCTGGAGCATAAAAGAAATCTTCTACAGGATCAGCTTCGATTAATGAATCAATAGTATTAAAATACCACCCGTCTTCTCTTTGAAAGAATATAAAATTAGGAGCTTGACTCTCTTGTGTTTGAACTTCTGGAAATGCCTCATAGCAAACATAATCGATTGCACTAAAAGGTTTTTCTCCAGGAAATACAATCGAGTGATTTTGCAATGTCTCCTGTAGATTAAGGCTTATATTATCTTTAACAATACCGAATTCTTCTTCAGTCGGCCTCAAGAAATCATTATATATTCCTTCGACTATTTCATGACCCTTTAAATCAACATAGCTTCTATTTACCGATTTTCTAAGATCAGCTATTGATTCCTGACTGCAGCCGTGCAGAACATAACCCTCTGATCTTTGCTCTACAGCTTCTCTTTCGGAGATCTTGTATATTCTAAAAACGTACTTAAGTCTTTTTTCAAACGTCGGCGTTCTAAAAACAATTACAAGTGTTTCATCACCAACTATTGGAAAGGTATCGACCATTGCATTCGCATCATTAATGAAAACATCACACAAGGTAACTTTTTTAAAAAGGTCGTGGTAGATACTAAACTCCACCATAACATCATTAATATCGACAAAATTTCGCTTTGAATTATATAGCAAAACCGAATCGAGTTCAATATCATTCGCTTTATATTCAGTGACTGGCATTATTCAAAAATGCTTTCTGCTTCTTCTAAGAACTGATCTAAAAATTGTCTTTGCAAAATCTTAACATTTCTCTTATTCTCATTTTCATTTTCTTCATACACATAGTTCGACACTTCTCTTCTTTCGTTAAGACCCAAACTATCAAATGTTGTTTTGTCTACTATAATAACATCCTCAGGTATAATTGTCCCATCAAACAAAACTTCTCGCGGCTGATAGATCCATTCGTAATGATGTGTGGTGTTTAAAGCTGACTCAATAGATCCGTATTTTGATTTTACGTATGCTGTAAATTTTTGATAATTCATTGGCCATTCATATTCATAATCAAAAATATCATTGACTAAAAAGATAACCCAGTCAAGAGTTACATCTCCATAGTACCTATTAGCAATAAACTGTGCAGACTGATCCTCTTCTACAATGTGTTCATAGTAAAGAGCGGATCTACCTTTGAGAATATCTTGAAGCTTGAATCTCAATAATGGATTCTGTATAGTCAACGGAACGTTGACTCTGCCCATATCATACTCCACGGATGGGAAATTATTAAAAAAGTGTGCCATTATCTGTTACTCTTTACAATGGAGTCCTTCGTGACAATAGATATTTCTTGAAACTGAAGATCAAGCTGCACTGATACTGGAGACTTTTCAGTAGCGCCAAATGCATGATATAGTGGTTGTCCCTCAGCATGATAATTTACCTGCACAGTCTTACACACACTAGGCGCAGGATTAAAAAGATGCTTTGCGTGGTGGAAGTCCATATCAAACTGCTCTGGATAATCAAAGAAGTGCTTATTCTTCGAGTTAACTCCGGGGGCTGCATGAAACTTAAATGCGTGAATGATGTCTTCTATTGCTTGTGTCTCCCTTCTATTCCTTGAAACTAGTTTCCAAGAAAAAGAATACTCTCTGAAAGACGGCTGTGAATACATCACGGCCATATATGGATTTTGTGCAATACCAGCACCTGCCATCGCACCTTTTATTGCTTGACCAGCAGCAGCACCTGCAATCCCTCCAGGTATTCCACCTATTTTCGCACCGGCGAGAGCTGCCGCTTCAGTCCCGGCCTGAAGCCCGTAGTATTGAGTGACTGCCTGTAAATCCTTTTTTGTAATGCTTGATGCTTGATCTATAATAGATGATATACCCCCGGACATGCCCGCTTGTGCTGCCCCAGCTCCAGCAACACCAGCAATACCGAGACCCTCTGTGTTGTACTCATGAGAGTATTGTGTTCCCAAATTCAGCGGCATAGGCAAATATATTAGCCTGATGCTGTTCTTTTTTGGAAAGTCATCTTTTTTCCTGAACACAGGGTGATTGATTTTAAATACCATCCAGTGATCTAGCTCTTCAATATTCAAAGGATATCTGAGCTCTTTTGGTGTCTTTGCTAGCGATTTTGCTAGAGCCCCTTTTGGGTCGTCTTGTGTTTTAGATGGAAATGCGGGTTGTGGTGCGGCGCCTACGGGCATTGATAAATACCTTTGCTAAACTATTTTGATTATTTATAATGAGTACATACAAGGGTCGCTACAGACCATCAAAACCACAAAAATACAAGGGTGATCCTACGAACATCATATACCGCAGTTCGTGGGAACTAAAATTCATGAAGTGGTGTGATTTCAATGAGGCTGTAATATATTGGCAATCGGAAGAGTTTTTCATACCGTATAAGAGTCCCATCGACGGTAGAATGCACAGATATTTTCCGGACTTTCTTGTAAAGATAAAGAACAAAAATAATGTCATCGAGACATGGGTCGTAGAGATCAAGCCACTCAAGCAAACACAAGAGCCTAAAATACAAAAAAGACTCACGAAAAGATACTTAAACGAAGTAAAGACCTATGCAGTAAATAGATACAAATGGGACTATGCAGAAGAGTGGTGTCGAGATCGAAACTATAAGTTTATTATACTTACTGAAAGACAACTTCATATAAAGTGACCATTATAAATAATGAGAAGGAGTTTTAAATGGTCGCATATATCTTTGATAAGATTCTAGCACAGGGAGTTCGTGATAACCAGATACCTGCTAGAACACGCGCGTCGAGAGCTTGGTTCAGAAATAAAGCATCTGAAACGACTGCTATATCTCCAAATAGACTGATACAGCAAGCCGCCAAGAAAGAAGGTGGCAGTGCTCTTTTAACTAGACCCATAGCAGGTACAACTGGTATCGGCAGGATGTATATGTTCATGTATGATCCCAAACACAAAAAGGATCTACCGTACTACGATGTGTTTCCATTAATCTTCAAAGTAAAAGATGTGAGTGGTGGGTTCATGGGACTGAATATGCACTACCTTCCTCCGGCACTGAGAGCAAGACTCATGGACTCTATGTATCAACTTGCTACTGATACCAGATATGATGAAAACACACGACTACGACTCACATACGATAGGCTTCAGGCAGCATCTCGGTATCGATTCTTCAAGCCAACATTAAAAATGTATTTGAGAAATCATGTAAAGTCAAGATTTATTCTTGTAGACTCCACCGAGTGGGATATGGCATTATTTTTACCCACTGAAAGATTTAGAAAAAGAAATAAATTAACTGTTTGGAAAGAAAGCAGAGAAGCAATAAGAGGCAGATAATGGCTTTTGACATCAATCAATTTTCTGGAGAAATGGCAAAAAACGGGATTGCTAAGACTAGCGATTTCGAAGTAGAAGTTACAGGAACGCCAGTTTCAGTAGGATCTGGAACTGTGTCAATATCAAATGTACTTGATGGACTAATTTCTACTGCAGCAAGTGCTGTGGGCTTAGGCGGTCTTGTTGGTGGAGCAAATGATGTAGCTCAATCGCTTTCATTTCGCATCGACACTGTTCAGTTTCCCGGCAGAAGCATCGCTAACATTGATTACATTGACTACGGGGCACCGTACAAAGTTGGCGGCAAGACAAACTATACTAACACTGTTGTATTTACAGCCATCTGCAGTCCTAATCTCATCGAGAGGGAATTTTTTCTGGCTTGGCAAGATCTGATTGGTGGCGACCATAGAACAGGTACGCCCAATTTTGACCTAGGTTTCTATGACGAGTATATCTGCAAGAGAGGATTTCAAATTTTCCAACTAGATCCGAATGGCAATAGAACTAGAGTAATCAAGCTTGTTGATTCATATCCAGTAAACATCGGCGATATCTCTTATTCTTGGGCCGCAACAGATGTTGTACGATTACCTGTTACGATGACATACAGATATTTTGAGGAGGAAGACGTGCCCGTACCACCGTTTAACTTTACAGCTGAAAATGTATTGTCTGCGGCAAATACGGTACGAAACCTTCCAGCACAGATTAAGGGAAGATCAAGAGCAGCACTTGATAGGGCTGGACTTCCTAGATTTTAAATTGAAATGGAGTAGAATATGGCTTTACCACAATTAAGTACCCCTGAGTTTGAAACTGTTATTCCTTCGTCAAAAGAACCAATTAAATTTAGACCCTTTTTGGTGAAAGAAGAGAAAATTTTATATATGGCTCTCGAGGGAGGAGAGCAAAAAGACATCTATAATGCAACTATGGGTATCCTAGAGTCTTGCATTTTGACTCCAGGTGTGAACTATCATGATTTTACATCTTATGATTTAGAGTACTTATTTTTAAAATTGAGATCCAAGTCGGTCGGTGAAAAGATTGATTTAAACATTAAACACATGAAGGAAGAATATCTCGAAAAATGCAAGGCATCAAATAAGGTATCTATCGATATTGATTCCATTGAGATTCAATACGATGAAAATCACAGTGATACTGTGGAACTTGGTAACGGAATTGGAATAAAATTAAAAGATCCAAATGCTTCTCTGTTTACCAAAATCAACGAAAAAGATAATGAATTCGATCAAATGCTATCTATGGTTTATAACTGTGTTGATTTTGTTTATGACGAAAACGATGTATATAATGATTTTACCAAAGAGGAGATGAATGACTTTATAGGTCAACTATCAAAGGACCAGTTTGAAAATATCACTGAATTTTTTAATACAATACCTGCATTGAAACATACCATCGAGTTCACGTGTCCGGAATGCGGTGAGACTGAAACTATTACACTCGAAGGGCTACAAAGTTTTTTTACATAGCGCTCAGTCACGATACACTATATAACATATACTATGTGAATTTTAATTTGATGCAACATCATAAGTATTCTTTGACTGAGCTTGAAAATATGATACCATTTGAACGACAGATTTATGTCAATTTGTTATTACAATATCTTGAGGAAGAGAAAGAGAGATTGGAACAACAATAATGGCTTTACCTAATCCAAATCCAGGCGGTCAGGCTGGCGCAACTGTGGTACCATTCCCGGGAGGTGGTAGTGGGGGTGGAAGTGACTCTTCCGGCTCTGCATCTACAGTTAAATCTTTAATGACACTCACTAAAGATATGGTTAATATTCAGAGAAATATTCTGAATGTTCTAAACATAATAGATACTCGACTGGAACAGTTTATTGGTGAACCCGATGAAAAAAGAGAGGTAAAGGATACTGCTGGAGCGATTAGTGCTGGTAAGTTAAATTGGAAAGACATCATAAAGAATGCTGGAGGCTTTGGAAACATTCTAGGTGCAGCACTCCTTGCTTATGTTTTTGATCTTGACAAATATATTCGCACAGCATTTGCAGCGAAAGTATTATTCAGACCACTCGTGAATGGAGTCAAAGCCGCCTTCACGGGTATAGGGGCTGCATTTAAAGCATTATTTAGCTCGAAGATCTTCCTAACAGCAATCAAACCCTTCACTACAGCATTCGATGATTTTATGAACGGATTCAGACGTGTCGGTAAAGTTATAGGTGCTGTAAAAACACCCGTTGCGATAAAAGAATTTACTACGATATTCGGTAAGATAGGAGCTGTTGTAGGGACCATAGTGAAACCAATAGTATCAGCATTTAAATCTTTAACAAGTTTTATGAAACCGATCGGATCTACATTTAAAACTATCACCAGTTTTTTGAAACCAATCGGGTCTATATTTAAAACGATCTCTGGTGTATTCGGTAGTATAATGTCAGCACTGGGTCCGTTCTTTAAAATTGCTGGTAACTTCTTAAAGGGAATACCCATAGTCGGTCAGATCATAATGGCTCTCTTTGCAGTCTTTGACTTCATAAAGGGATTCATTGGAGGCTTTGCTTCGAAAGGCGAAGACGATGCTCGAGGTATGTTGGAGAAAGTATTTGATGGTATGGTGAACGGTGCCGTGGAAGTTATTCGAGGTATCCTCATCATCCCTCTTGATTTGTTGAAGAGTGGATTTTCGTGGCTAATGGGAAAATTAGGATTTACAGAGCTAGAGAAAACATTAGACTCATTTTCCTTTAACGAAATGTTTGATAAGTTTGTTGCAGCTTATAAAAATTTCTTTTCTATGGAACCGGAAGAAGGGTATTTCAGTATTGTAAAATTTCTAGTAGATGGTTTCAATAATGGGCTAGATTCTGTTAAAAAAGGGTTCGAAGGTGCTGGAGATACGGTATCGAAAGCATTCGATGGGATAGTAAAAATTGCCACAAATCTATTCTCTCCAGAACCCGAAGAGGGTGAATTTAGTATTGTAAAATTCATAGTTGATAGAGCAAAAAAAATCAAGGATACCATAAAAGGTTTCTTTGGCGGTGGTGATGATGCGGGTGGTGGAGGAGGATTTGATATATCTAGTATCTTTGGATTTTTAGATTTTGAATTTCCTACAGTTAATAATATTCTGGCAAAAGTTGGAACTAAAATCAATGATGTTTTTCAATTTATCGCTCGGAAAATTCATGAAGAAGATCTTCCACTTGTTGGTGATAAACTAACGAATTTTTTTGCAGACGCCGGAGTCAAAGCGGCCGGGGCTTTTGGTGCAGAATCAGTGCAAAAATTTAGCGGCAGTGGTGGTGGTGGAATGGAAACAGTGCAGCTGAAAGAGTCCACTACTGGTAGCGGTGGAGGTACGGGTGCGGCTACTGGTGAACTCTCAAAAGATGTTGCGGCCAAAAAAGAGGGTGGTGGTACAAATGTTGTAGATCAGTCACAGAAAATGGGTGACACTAATGTATCCACAACCAATAATTCCGTTGCTCAAAGCAAGCCCGGCGCCCGACCACAAAATGCAGCTGCAAGCGCATTCATGCCATAAAAAAAGGGGGACCCAATGGATCCCCCTTAAAAGCCCGGGTTAGGGATGGGCTTTTTTTACTCATCATCAGCCAGTTGTTTAAAGAAATCTAAGCTGTCGTCAGATGAGTCATCGCTCCAAGGTGTGTCTGACTCTTCAACCTTGGGGGCGGCAGTCTTGCGAGGTTCACTGAATGTATCTTCCTCGACCTCTTCAGCCGTAGACGATACCGCAGTGGCTCCAAGAACTCGATTGAGTTTAGTCTGAAGCTCTGCAAAACTCTTGAAGTTCTTCCGATCAACAAACTCCTGCAGAGAGTATTGTGTACCCCATACCCGTTCGAGCTCATCATCATCATCAAGCATAGAAGACGGGCTGTCAAACTCAGAACGATCATAGTTTCGATAACCCTCAACATTCCGAATCTTCATCTTGAAGTTTGCACCCTCCCAGAAATCAAATGGATTTACTGGAGACTCATCCTCAAACTCAGGATGCATCTGGTCATTGATCTTATCAAAGATCCGCTTGCCGTACTTGTACAAGAAGACCTTGCCATCATTTTCTGGACGAGAGGGATCCTTTACAACATAGATGTTTGAGATGTAGTTCAGACGACGTTTCTGCTTGCGTGCCTGTTCCTTACCGGCTTCATCACCGCGGTTCCAGAGCATCGAGTTGTACTCGCCAACAGGATCTTTTTCATTAAGGGTCGTCAGAGAGTTCTCGATATACCAGCCACCTGGTCCTTGGAAACCGTGAGAGAACAAACGAACCCAGGGAAGATCTTCACCCTTTGGTGCTGGCAGGAACCGAATAACGGCATAGCCGTTTCCAGCCTTGTCGACTTCAGGTTGCCAGAACCGAGTATCGGCACCCTGCTGTCCTCCGGAATTTAATTTGTTGGTTTCGGAAACGATCTTGTCGTAAACTGACTTGCGGGATCGTTTAAGTTCTGCAAAAGATGTACTCATATTTTTTTGTATCCTTGTATAAATTGTATGTTTACTTGTCCACATAGTCATAATATAATAAGTTATTTATATCATATATTATGCCCACTGTAAATAAATTTCTTAAAAAAATCTGTCTTGTTCTACAGTTTTTTCTTCCCAGTTCGGTACAACAGTTCGTAGCTCATTTTGCATATAGCTAACTTCATTTTCGAGTTCCCTTACACGCTCTCGTAGCTTATGCAGTTCACCTTTGTATCTTTCCACTTCAAGATTCATTTATAATCTCCTTGAGTTTTTTACGATATACAAACGGATCGTAGGTTAAAAACTTATTGTATTTGACGATAAGTCTTTTCTTTTCCTCCCATACTATGTCGTCTAAATTGTTATCCCAGTGTTTTAAAAACTTCAATATACTGTCCATAATTATGATGGTCTCAATACTGATCTTCTTTTGTAGCAAAAGTTTTAATAGCAGAGGATGATTGTTATCCACTACCAATAATAATTTATTAAGCTCCAGATCCCGACTCCTGCAGTAATCAACAAGCCAATGTAACTCGTTATCAAAATGATAGCTAAGAGATTCACGACGCTTCTTAAATCGAACATAATTATCCTCACTCTCCTGTGATATGAGATTACCAATCCAGTTATCGCTTACAATAAAGTTGCTCACAAAGAAATCAACTAGCTCTTTGTCATCATATTTCTTCGCTAATTTTCGGAAAAAGAACTTATCATTCCTTTTGAGGAATGACTCGACTCCGGCACGCACCTTGCCGTTATATTTAAAATAGTCATAATCACTAGTAAAGTGCCGCTTAAGTGCCAAGTACGTTTTGTACGCATCAAAACCTTCTGCTACATCGTACATTATATACCTATCTTCTTACGAAAGTTGTCTATCTCACCAGATGTCATTTTAAATTTAGGACGTAATCCCCCATATCGTTTAACAGCATCCGCATTTGAATTGTATAAGGTATCCGTATTACGATGTGATACGAGCAGATCGTTCCATCCATGATGCCCCATATATTCTTTCAGGAGACGCAGTTCTCTCTTATTCAGTGTTATCAACTGCTTCCCTCACTGCATGCCAACTCATAGTGGCACATTTTACTCGAGTAGGAAACTTACTGACACCAGATAGCGCTCGAAGTCTTTCGATGTCATCATCGTCTTCCATTTCTTCACCCATACATAACTTATGGAACTTATCAAAAAGTTTATGTAACTCTTCAATTGTCCGGCCCTTGATCATACTTGACATAATCGATGCACTCGCTATACTGATAGCACAACCCCGAGCACGAAAACTTACATCCGATACGATATCATCCTTGATATCAACATATACTGTAAGCTGATCGCCACACATGGGATTGTTTCCTTCAGCGGTGCAAGTGTATTGATCTAGCACACCGAAGTTGCGTGGACTCTTAGAGTGGTCCAATATGACTTCTTGATACAGTTCGTCAATCATACCGGCAGTTTGTTAATTTTTTCTTTCATCATATTAAGGTCACTTGCCTCTGAGGCGATGGATTGTTTTATTTTATTGTTTAAAAGCTTTGCAGCCGTTTCAATCTCTATTTCGTTATTTTCACAATAATGAACTATTGCATCCATATATGGTATATTTAACTCACAAACGAGTTCTTCTATTCGCATAGAAAAAGTACTTGTATTCAAAGACATTTATTTTTCCCATTTATAAAATATGTGATCTTCAATTTTAGTGGTTCGTTTTTTGGTTTTTGCCCATGCTGGTGCTACATAGTAGGCATGATAGTGAGTGGCACCAGATGTGATGTCAATCATCTTCTGATTCATGAGCATACGAGACAGGTTGTAAATGTTACGATATGCTTCCTCGTCTACAATTTTATCTGACTTGCCATCACAGTACCAGGAAAAATGACACCTATTCCGAATTGGAATCATTTCACCAGTTCCCTTCCAGGATGCACGGTGTGGTCCCTGCATTACAACTTCGCAGACTGTATTTGGAAATCTATCATCTTTTACTCTATTGAGTGTTACTTGACCCACGGCGAGATGTCCAGCAATAGACTGACCTCTAGATTCATGATATATGTTCATTGCCAAACAAGATATTTGATTGTGTGATGCGCTTGGTGGTGTATTGCCGCCAATTAACAATGCGCTAAGTAGTAGTGTTGCTAGTGCCTGTTCCATTTTTCTATACTATATTAAATCCTTAAAAATGTCAACCTATTTCCTATTTACTAATTGCACTGAGTGGATTGTTTAGAGCCTTCTTGATCTTCAGGTCGAGATCTCTTTCCATATTTTTTAATCGTGTGTCCGTTTCTTTCTCCAGAGAACGGATGGCATTGCCGAACTCTCGGCTGTCTTCCTTGACTCGCCTCTCGGTATCATCGGTTGTCTTTTCGATGTGATCCATCTCACGTTTTAGATCTCGTTTGATCTCTCTCGCTTCATCACGAGCAGATTCAGCCATTGTTTGGATGTTAGCTTCTAGTTTTTCAAATACAACTAACTCTTTCTTGAGAGATGTCATCTCCTCTTTCAGCACCGCTAGCTTCTTATCAAACTCTGACAGGTCTGGTGCTACATAAGTCTCTATCTTTTCTTTCATGTCCATGTAGTCTTTCCAGAACTCGAAGCCTGCATAAAGACCACCGCCGAGGGTACTCAATGCTGTAATAATAACAAATATCTTCCCACCTCGAAACTTGACCCCGGCAAACTCAACTTCTGTTTTGCCGTCGTCGTCAGACATTATTAACGTCTCCTTCTTCTTCTACTTCTTCGTTGATTCTTTTTCTTCGCCTTTGGTTTAGACAAATACATTCCTAGGTACATACCTACACCGTATGATACTATGATAGATAAGACCCAAAATATACCTAAAGTAGTCATGAGTGCCCGTTGAACTTTTCTCTGAGCTTGTTACAAAAATCCCAAAGTGCAGATACCTGTTTGTTCTGTACATCCATTTCTGCTCTTAACTTTACCGTTTCAACGTACGTATCTCTTTTTTGCATTTGATCTACATCTTTTCTCAAGTTCTTTACTTCAGACTCTAAACGTACTGCCACTACAATGATTCCCATTACGAAAAGTATTTGATGCCAGTGTGCTATTAATAAATCCATCGTTTTTACTTATACTGGTTGTTTACTAAACTGTTCATAATACTGTCCTGTGCTGAACTGAATAGAACAGCGGATGGGTCGCTTATTACATTATCTGGTAACTGTGAAGATGCATACCATGCTGATGCATCCTGAAGATTTGGTGCGGCTGCTGATAAGTTAGCACCGATTGCATTCATCAATGCGAGTTGTGTTGCCTGTGAGGCTGCATCAGTACCGAGCTTCGATATGATCTTAGTCACTACACGAGTAGCGATATTTTTCTTCCTCTGCTCCTTGGATTCTGCTTTTCGTACTTCAGACTTTGCCTTGGGTTTTGATGCTGTTTTTGGCTCTGGCTTTTGCTCGTCGGTTCCACTTTCCTCTTGTGGCTCTTCGGCATCTGCAGAGGCAGTATCAGTTGGTTCGGTATCTCCGGTATCATTGTTTACCTCGACTTCTGCTTCGATCTGATTCTCGACTTCAGCCACCGTTGTTTCTACTTCAACGGTTGTCTCTGTTGACTCAGGACCTATTGGTTCAATAGTTATCTCCATATTATTATCTATTGAAATCTCAAAATTGTCAATAGTTTCTCCAAAATTATCTGACACGGTTATCTCGAATGATTCTACAACTTCGGGTTCTGTTGATGTTTCAACTTCAACCACATCAGTTGTTTCTATGGTTGTAGTATCCTCTATCGTTTCTATCGCCGTCTGTATCAATTCCGTAGTGATCGTAGTGATCTGCTCGACTATCATATTCGTATGAGTTGTAGTAATCGTTGCATTATCAAATGCTGGACCGAAGTGTCCGTTCGGAAATCCTGCATCGATACCGAACAACTCAAGTGTTGCAAGAGCACTCGTGTATGTATTTTCTGGTACCGTTGAGTTAAAGAAAAAGTCTGTGGTATTCCAGCCCGTGAAAGTAATTTCTTTAAACTCGTGTTCGAACTTATGAAGTAATGTACCGCTTGAGTCTTTGATATCAAGTGTAATGCTAAATGAATCACGACAATCCGGACCATTAGCAGGATCTGAATCACATGCTGGAACGGTTGCATTTGACTGATCAGAGAAAACGTGAGAGCCGTAGTTGATAGTGAAACCTTCATTGATCTCCTGCTGATTCATTTTATCAAAGAGATCTACGGTCTGACTTACTGTACCTCCTGCGGTCTCGGGTCCTGTCTGCAGTGCTTTACCACCAAAGGGTCCACACGTGGCACAGACCTTAACCGAGCCACTCTTATCCCAACCGTTCGTATTGCCGGTCTGGAAACCTGGATTCGTAAGATAGTTACCAGTAGTTTCCTGAGCACCCTCGGTTACTACGTCTTCTACAGTTGTAGTTGTGTGCTCTTCAAGTCCTCCACCGAGTTGCTCCACTTCAGTTGTTTCTGATACCGTTGTACGAGTCTCGTCACCCTCTGCTGCATTAGAATAAGAAGGGTATACCAAGACAAGCAATGCCGCTAGTGAAGAAACAACCAACACCCAATATAGCAACACCCGCAAGTACTGTGGCAGGTCTGTAGTCATCGAACTCTTCTTCTTCGGCGTAAATCTCGTATTCATCATCGAAGTTTCCATAATCCGAACTGCTAACATTCCCATCATCTACTGATGATCCTCCTGTATAAAAGGGTCATCGGTGGTCTCAGCGTCCTCCTCTTTTGCCTCGTCCCTCTGAGACACCATCATTTTAGAACCGGCAGGAATATCATTAGGATTTTCTTCCCATGCTTTCGTTGCTTCGGTTCCTATCTTGCCTTTATAAGGACATGGTGTACCAGCCATAATCATAGCATCGAAGATGCGCGCATCCTGACATAAAGTGGATACTGCAGCAACCTTCATTCCCATACCGAATAAAGAGCGAGCGAGTTTAAGTCTTTCGCAATTTTTATCTGTAATGGTAACGCCTGATGCGATACCAAGTATTTGAGTTTGAACACCAGCACTAAACGCTGATTTACATACATCAGAGTTATTGATTACGATCGACGGTGCCGACGCAGTCGGTGGTGTTTTGTCTACAGTGACGGTCCCACTTGTTACCGTTGAAACCGTATTAGTTTGCGCAAGAGCTGTACTTGAGTAAATCGAAAATAACATAACCAAAGTGACAGCTCTGAAGAATTTCTTTCTCATAGGAGCTCCTTGGTTGGCAGCCACTGCGGCTACTGATTATTTATAAATATATAGTTATCACGGAGTTATAAAATGGCAGAGAATGGCCAAGTAAAAACTGACGTAGAAATATTAAAGAGAGATATGGAACTTTTAGCTGGCTTAGCTGAAAAGTTTGACATTGCAATAGATCGGCTCAGCGATGTAAGCGCATCAGTCGATAAGATGCTTGCGGTACATGAAACACGTTTAGCTGCTCAAGAGCAACAACGTGAGATCATACATCAGCGAATCACTGATATGAAGAAAGAAATGTCAGATGATTTTCGCGCTCTCCGAGAAGAAAATACAAGACAACATAATGAAGTAAGCGAAAGATTAGGCAGGCTTGAAAAGTGGAGATGGTTTGTCGTAGGTGTTGCCACAGTCATTGGCTTTCTCTTTGCACAGCTCAGCAACATATCGAAGTTATTCTCCTAAACTTATTTACATTTACGAATACTATGATATAATAGGTATTGTACCTATTTCAATTTGAGTTACTTATATGTTGTGGATTGACATCAAGTATGCTAATCTATTATCTGTTCAACTTGAACGATATGCGGTTAAGCAACAGAATCCTTTTCTTGCTAACTTTCGCTGTCCTATCTGTGGTGATAGCCGAAAGAATAAGAACAGAGCTCGTGGCTATCTGTTTACAAAAGCCAATGGATTATTCTATAAATGCCACAACTGTGGTGTAGGTACTTCTCTTGGCAACCTTGTTAAGACGGTCAATCCTGGACTGTTTGATCAGTATAAGCTCGAACGTTATACAGAAGGTCTTGATATTGGTAATGCTCCTCGTCCACATGCTAAGGTTGAGTTTCAAAACTTTACTCCTCAGTTCGAAGAAAAGTCACCGCTTGATCGTTTATTCGATAAAGTAAGTGAATTGCCAAAACATAATATCGGTGTAAGATATCTTGATAGACGTAAGTTGCCACGTAGCGAGTGGTCAAACATATACTTTGCGTATGAAACTAAAAAGCTGATCGAGCTCTGTCCTGATTATGATCAGATCGTTACATACGAAGAACCTCGTCTTATTATTCCATTCTATGATCGTAATAGTAATCTTGTCGGTGTTACCGCTCGAGCAGTTGATGATATGAAGATGAGATATGTAACACTTCGTATTGACAAACACAAACCGATGGTGTACAATTTAAATAGAGTCGATACAAGTAAACAGATATATGTTACTGAAGGTCCACTCGATAGTATGTTTCTTAGCAACGCAGTGGCAGCTGGCAATGCAGATCTAACGAGAGTCGAGAACGAAATACCAAAGGGAAACACAACACTCGTATTTGATAATCAACCGCGGTCCTCATCCATCGTTAAGATTATGAAAGATGCCATGACTGATGGCTGGAATGTTTGTGTATGGCCGGATACTATTTTGGAAAAGGATATAAATGAAATGATTATGTCAGGCACAACTGCTGATAAAGTTGAAGATGTGATAAATAAAAATACCCACTCGGGGTTATCCCTACGCCTTAAATTGAATGCTTGGAGCAAATGTTAATGCAAGTAAGTCTTATATCATATTCTCAAGGTCAGTCTGGAGACCTACAAGATCTTATTGCTTTTGCCGCTCGCGTATCAAATCCATCCAACCAAAATAATAAACAAACATCAGATAAACTGCTAAAGTATCTAATCAAGCATAAACATTGGTCTCCTTTCGAGATGGTAAGCGCTTGCCTTGAGATCGAAACAACTCGTGATATTGCTCGTCAGATACTGCGTCATCGTTCTTTTTCTTTTCAAGAGTTCAGCCAACGCTATGCCGATCCGACATCAGACCTTGACTTTTCATTACGTGAAGCAAGATTGCAAGATAAAAAGAATCGTCAGAACAGCATCGAAACAGATGATAAAAAATTGCAATCTGATTGGGATACATTGCAACAGATGGTTATTGAAGATGCAAAAGCTGCATACCAATGGGCAATCAGTAAAGGTATAGCTAAAGAACAGGCAAGGGCTGTACTTCCTGAAGGGTTAACAATGTCTCGAATGTATATGAACGGAACATTGCGAAGTTGGATACACTACATTGAACTGCGTACTGCAAACGGTACACAGAAAGAACATATGGAAGTTGCTGAAGCATGCGCAACGGAGATTGCTAAAATCTTTCCGATGTTGGCCGATATAAAATGATATTCACTATAGAAAATCATATGGATCGAGAACTGTGTGCGAGCCTGATGCATTACTTTGAAGAATGCACCGATGAGCAAGAAAGATTTGTTGACGTACCTCGTTTCACTCAGATTACACTACAGCCCAATAAGACTTTAATCGATGTTACTCGATCTGCTGTAGATCGCTACATTGAGGGGTACGGTCCCGGATACTTCAATCATATACACGATAAGATCACAAAGCTCGAAGATTTTCGTATCAAGAAGTATACGTACCAATCTGATGATTGGTTCGATCTACACATAGATGCAAACGACGATCAGAGTATGCAAAGATATCTCGCAATCTTTTGGTACCTGAACGATGTCGAAGAGGGTGGCGAAACAGATTTTCCGATGCAAGGTATGAGCATTAAACCGCAGCAGGGACGTGTTGTTATGTTTCCTCCGTACTGGACGCATCCACATCGAGGTAATAAATTAAAACAACCACTAACAAAAAAGTATCTTTTAAGTACGTACTTGCATTTATACTAGGAGAAGTTTATGGAACATATGGGTATTACTATTGACCCAAATCGTGACGCGTTGTTCGATGATCTTGGAACAATGCGACTTAAAGAATCTTATATGATCGAGGAAGAGATATCACCGCAGGAAAGGTTTGCATATGTTTCAAAGACATTCGGATCTGATTCAGATCATTCTCAGCGGCTGTACGATTATGTCAGCAAGCATTGGCTTAGTTATAGTACTCCTATCTTATCCTATGGCCGTTCTAAGCGTGGCCTTCCTATTAGTTGTTATCTCAATTTCATTAATGATACAGCGGAAGGTCTGGTTGAAAATCTCTCGGAGACGAACTGGCTCTCGATGTTAGGAGGAGGAGTAGGAATTGGTTTTGGAATTCGCAGCGCTGATGACAAGTCTACTGGTGTCATGCCTCATCTTAAAATGTATGATGCTTCTTCCCTCGCTTATCGTCAAGGTCGCACTCGTCGTGGTTCTTACGCCGCTTATTTGGATATATCTCATCCCGATCTTTTACTCTTTTTGGAGATGAGAAAACCAACTGGTGATCAAAACTTTCGTTGTCTTAATCTGCATCATGGTATAAATATCTCTGATGAGTTTATGCAGGTACTTGAATCCTGTATGACCGATCCTGAGTTTGATGATTCTTGGCAGCTGAAGGATCCGCATACGGGTGATGTGCGGGAAACTGTATCAGCGCGTGACCTTTGGCAGCGTATACTTGAAATGCGTATGCAGACGGGTGAACCTTATCTGCACTTTATTGATGAATCTAACCGTAAATTACCGGCATGGCTTAAGGAACGTGATCTTAAGATTCATCAGTCAAATCTTTGTTCTGAAATTATTTTACCTACTAACGAAGAAAGAACAGCGGTATGTTGTCTCTCTTCAGTAAATCTAGAATACTTCGATGAATGGTCAAAAGATAAAAGATTCCTGCATGACATTCTTGAAATGTTGGACAACGTCCTGGATAAATTTATCGATAACGCTCCTGACAATATTGCTCGTGCTAAGTTTTCCGCTATGCGAGAACGCTCGATCGGAGTCGGAGCACTCGGTTTCCATGCCTACCTACAGAAAAAGGGAATGCCCTGGGAATCTGCCCTTGCAAAATCCGCTAACATCAGAATGTTTAGGCATATCCGAAAAGGTCTTGACGAGGCTAATCTTAAACTTGGAAGAGAACGCGGTGAGGCTCCCGATGCTGAAGGAACTGGACGGAGATGTAGTCATGTCATGGCAGTGGCTCCAAACGCCTCGTCTTCTATCATCATGGGTAATACATCCCCCTCGATTGAACCGTGGCGAGCTAATGCCTACCGTCAAGATACGCTTAGCGGTTCCTTTTTAAATAAGAACAAGTACCTTGATAAACTTTTAAGACAAAAATGCGAAGAGGATAGTTCACTGGACTACGACAAGCTTTGGTCGAGTATCATCGCAAATGATGGCTCGGTTCAAAACCTTAAATGCTTGTCGGAATATGAGAAAGATATATATAAAACAGCAATGGAAATTGATCAGCGTTGGGTTATTGAGCATGCCGCTGATCGTCAGGAGTATATCGACCAATCACAATCTTTAAATGTCTTCTTTAGACCAGATGCGAATATTTCGTATCTGCACGCTGTTCATTTTTTAGCGTGGAAGAAACAACTAAAGACAATGTATTACTGCCGATCAGAAAAGATCGGCAAAGCAGATCGTGTCTCGAAACGAATCGAGAGACAGATCATACAAGAAATAGATATGTCGGCACTTGCGGCTGGCGAAGAATGTTTAGCTTGCGAGGGATAAATGATTGAATTATTAAAAGCACTGGAACAAAAATATCTAGCGGCTATCGCAGAGGGCGAGGCGAACGTTGGAGTGTATCTTTCAAATCCTGCAGGTATCGGAGAACACCCTGACATAACTGCAGCTGTTGATACGCAGATCGAACGCATCGCGGAAGCAAAAGATAAACTTGAAGTATTGCGTGATAAATGGCTATGAACGTAAAAATAGTCACCGGAATATTATGCGGATATTGTGATGCCGCAAAAAGTTTGCTTAAATTTCATGGTCAAGAGTATGAAGAAGTTGATGTGATGGAAGCATCAGCCATCATGGCAGAATACAACTTAAAAACAGTCCCTCAGATCTTCATCGATGGTGAACTTCTTGAGGGTGGATACACAGGACTAAAGGAATACTACAATGGCCAAGACTCTTAAGCTTCAGGACGAGAGAGACTACTTCAAACCTTTCCACTATCCGTGGGCATACGACAGATGGTTGAAGCATGAACAGTCTCACTGGTTACATACAGAAGTTCCTATGCTTGAGGATGTAAAAGATTGGAAAAACCGTTTAAGTACAGAAGAAAAGTATTTCTTAACACAAATCTTTCGTTTCTTTACACAGGCTGACATCGATGTTGCTGGCGGATATGTAAAGAATTATTTGCCAGAGTTTCCGCAGCCTGAAGTACGTATGATGCTTTCTTCTTTTGCTGCGCGTGAAGCCTTACACATTGCAGCATATTCTCATCTGATCGAATCGCTCGGTATGCCGGAAACGACATACAACGAGTTTATGGAATACGATGTAATGCGAGAGAAGCATGAGTACTTTGTGAAGAAGATCAACAACGGTGTTGCGCTTCCTGTCAAACTGGCTGCAATCTCTGCCTTCTCCGAAGGGCTTGCACTCTTTGCATCATTCATTATGCTGTTGAACTTTCCACGTCATGGCAAGATGAAAGGTATGGGACAGATCGTTACGTGGTCAATCGTCGATGAAACACAACATGCCGAAGGTGTAATTCAGTTGTTCCGTACATATGTCGAAGAGAATCGTGAAGTATGGAATGATGCAACAAAGAGCCAGATCTATTCTGTTTGTACAAAGATGGTTGAGCTCGAAGACTCCTTTATCGATCTTGCATACAGCATGGGTCCCGTGCAAGGTCTGCGAGATAGTGAGATCAAGCAGTACATTCGTTACATTGCGGATAGACGTTTGATATCCATGGGAATGAAAGGTATCTTTAAAGTTAAAAAGAATCCATTACCCTGGGTAGAAGAAATGATTAATGCACCAACTCATACAAACTTCTTTGAGAATCGCGCGACTGATTATGCAAAGGGAGCACTCTCCGGTTCTTGGGATGAAGTTTGGGCAACATAAGAGAGATGAATGAAACAAAAGATAATATGTACTGATTGTGGTGCAGATTTCGAGTTAAAGTACAATGATGAAGAACATGATCCAGCATACTGTCCGTTCTGTGGAGCAGATCTTTTCTGGGAAGAAGAAGACGACGACGACGAAGAAGAAGGATATGAATGGTCCGACCCAGATAACGACGACTACTCATAAATTTACAGAAAGTATAACTGACATACATAAGCCTGATGTATATTCTGCTGCCACCGAAAATCTACCAAATGAAATAGATGGGCGTACGGATTATAATAAAGATGCCACTCGCTATGGTGATTGGGAACACAAAGGTAGATGTATTGATTTTTAAGGAGTGATATAATCAAAAGTAAATTACATTGGACCACTGAAGTAAGTGAAAAAGGGTTACTCGCTGTCATAGGTATACTTACGATGATAGCAGCAGGACTCGATATATATCAGATGGTGTGGATAGATATGAAGATAGAACTGGCAGATCTTTTTCTGTTGTTCATCTATGCAGAGATCGTCGGTATGGTCGGAGTGTTTTACACAAGCAATCGAATACCTGTTACTTTACCGATCGTAATCGCTATCACAGCGCTCTGTAGACTCATCGTTCTGAATAGTAAAGATGCAGATCCATTAGTGCTGATGGCAGAAGCAGGAGCGATACTTGTACTCTCGATCGCAGCTTATGTTATGAGTATGAAGGATAAACTCAGTTTAGAGAAGGACAGACAATTATAAGTTATATATAATATATGACTTGGTATTATAATAATGAACCCTTTACGAGTGAAATGATAGGTGATTACGTAGGTATGGTATATGTGATCACAGATCTTTCAAATGGCCTGAAATACATCGGTAAGAAAGGCTTAATCTCAAAAAGAAAACTACCACCTCTTAAGGGTAAGAAAAGAAGGCGAACTAAAATCGTTGAAACGGATTGGCAGGACTACTACGGTTCAAGCGAATCAGTTAAGCTACTTGTAGAAGAGAAAGGAAGAGATAACTTCCACCGTGAAATCATACGCCTATGTAAAAAGAAAGCGGAGATGAGTTACTATGAAGCTAAGTTACAATTTGAGTCAGACTGCTTGTTATATCCTGACCAATACTACAATGAGTTTATAGGATGCAAAGTAAACAGATACCACTTATTGACAAAGATGAAGAACTAAAGTATAATATATTTGATAAACTGCCGACGATAGGCAATCCCGGTGAGTCATGGGATATGTTTCTCGTTCGTAAAATGAAAGAAAAGCGATTATACGATGAAGCACGGAAAGATCTGGGGAACAACTGAAACCCTTCTGACGACATCGATGGTCGAGGTTCATCGCATCGATATCAATCCGAGATCACAATGCTCGTTACATAAACACGAGTTCAAGTACAACATGTTCTATGTGATCAAAGGAAAGCTCCACATCGAGGTTCATAAGAACGACTACGATCTTGTAGATACAACGACTCTCTTTCAGGGTCAATACACATCTGTAGCTCCTAATGAGTATCATATGTTCAAGACGACCGACGAGCCGGCTCAGGCTCTTGAAGTCTACTACTTGAATGAAATATCAGAAGACATTGTTCGTAAGACAGTGGGTGGTATAAATAATGTCGATTGATGTTGTATGCGTCAAGTGGGGAACGGAATACTCTGATGAATATGTTCATATCCTTAAAGAAATGGTGCAGCGAAACACTAATGTACCGTTTCGTTTCAAAGCGTTTACGGATGGACCGATCGAAGGAATTGATTGTGTACCGCTTCCCACTGGACTGAACGGCTGGTGGAATAAACTATACCTCTTTGCAAAACATCATACTTACGATGGTACACTTAATGATCGCGTTGTGTACTTCGATCTCGATACTGTTATCACAGGCAACATAGACTTCTTCCTAGAATACGATCGTGACTTTTGCGGTATCGAGAACCTTGGAGTAAATAATAAGTACGAGCAACCCGATGCTTATCGCAATGTATTTCAATCGGGCGTCCTGGCATGGAAACGAGATTGGGCTCATTTCATATACGATATATTTTACGACCGCCAAGAAGAAATTACAAAGAACATACGTGGTGATGGCGAGTTACTACATGAGATATTTCAGCAACTTCGTATACCTGTAGATTTATTTCAACATCAGTGGCCTGGTAAACTAAAATCATACAAGTATCAGATATATGAAACCGGTCTTGATGAAGAAACGGCTATCATATGTTTTCACGGTGAACCACGTCCGCATCAAGCGATCAATCAAATCACTCATCCTTGGGGAGTAGAATTTAAACCAAACCCATGGATAGCAGAATACTGGAGACGAACATGAAATGGATTATACTTGTCGTTCTACTCTTTCCTGAAGCATACAAGGGTGACGATGGTGTTCTTATAACTCATAATGCTGGAAAAGAGCTATACTTTGAATCTTTTGAAGATTGCGTAAGGCATGTTAATTATGAGGATCACAGTGAAAAACTGTATAAGTATGCAATGTCGATCTATAAAGATAATGAAGTTAAACCTATCCAAGGTCGAAACATATTATGCGTCCCGCAGAAGAAAGATATAAACATATGAACTTTGCAGTGCTTACTCCTACAAGACAAAGGCCTGGTAAGTTAGATAACTTTATCAGTTCCGTACATGGTCTTGCGGCAAATAAAGATAGAGTCTATACATTTAACTACATCGATTCAGATGATCCTAGGCAAAAAGCGTATGAAGATTATCTTCGTAAGCAGCCAGCAAATAATCATAACTGCACCGGTGAGCCTCAGTCTGTTTCTAAATCGTGGAACGTTCTTGCTGAAGCCGCCATCGACAGAGGCGCCGACGTTCTTATTATGGGTAACGATGATCTGATGTATAGGACTGAAAGATGGGACGAACTGTTAGAAGAGGAGATCAAAAAGTATCCCGACGATATATATGTGATGTGGTTCGAAGATCTTATCAATGGAGAGTCGCACTGCGCGTTTCCGATAGTATCAAAGACGTGGTACGAAACAGTTGGTTACTTTACACCAGGTATCTTCAACTTTGGATACAACGATACATGGATCTTCGATCTCGGCCAAAGGATTGGTCGGACTCACTTTATACCAAACGTCGTAAATGAACATCTGCACTTCACAACAGGAAAGTCAGCAGCCGATGAAACCACGAAACGCAATCGTACAGCTGAACGTGGTAACCTATATGAAAAGGATAAAGTAATCTTTAACAGCAGCGAATCAAAACAAAAGAGAGCTGCTATTGCACTTGGCTTGTTAGAAATGATGGACTCGGAATATGAAAGGGCTGCAGCAGGTTTGAGTGTATATGATCACGAGAAAATACACGACTGGGGATAGAATGTGGAACTATTGGTGCAAGGCTCTTGGATCAAAGGCTTATAATGAAGATACGAAAGCAGATAGGGTTGCAATCATACGAACGGTATGGGTTATACTCCATGTCGTTACCTGTCTCTTTATCATAATGGGTAACGGCTATGCAATGGGATGGTGGTAATGGAACGTTGGGCTATATATCGTATACACTATGGTCTTGACTTTTTAAAAAGATCAATAGATTCAGTGAGACACGAAGTGGATAGGGTTTTTGTATACTATTCATTAACACCGTGGGTAGAACATCCGACTGTAAACTATCTTGGTGAAACTATACCTATGCCTGATCTACACGAAGATGTACAGACATTTCTTTATCAAAACTATCGCCATAAGTATAAGATTCGTTATGCACGCTTTGAAACTGAAAGTCCTGCGAATCAGTTTGCGCAGTTGTACCGTAAGTCCGTTGATCGTGTAGGATACGAACCTGCGTATGTATTGTTCATGGAACCTGATATGGTATTCTATCGGCCGTCGCTAGTTGGTTTATTCGAAGAGCTCGACAAGAGAACCGATATACCATGCTTAGGAACAAAGCAGGTAGAACTGTGGAAGAATATAAATTGGAGAGTACCTCAGAGAGATCGCGTTGGACCAATGATATGGGCAACGAAACGAGTCGACGGAATTAAGACTTACTTTGGTACATGGCACGAAGCACTACAGATTGCGAGCAGCCACTTTCAGAACTATAACTTTGGTTTCTGCCTTAATGATAAAACGATGTTATATAAACATCTTACAGCTATAAACTTCTCAAGAGCTATCGGTGATTCTATACCGTCACAGGAATGGTATCGAGATAAATGGTTGAACTGGACACCTGATATGACGGATCT